GATCAACACGACTCAAAGGCCACAGATAACGCCACAAGGCCAAGTAAATCCGCTTAAACAGCACCACATCACCACCACGTAATGTATTAAACATCTCATGTATAGATTGTGATACTGTAGGTAAGGAGGGAGGAGAAGGAGGAAGATCAGCCATTTTAAACTAGAATTTGTACGTTTTAACTCAAAATTAAGCAATTATCCAATATCACAGGCGATTAACGCTAGTTATATCGCATTCTCAGGGCTTTAACTCTCGCTCTCAAGACAGATAAGAGAGCCGGTACACAACCCACGAACACCGCATGAACAGTGGATTACAGGCGCTTTATTGTCATAGCCTCACTTGTCCGATAATTATTGTTATGTTAAATAGGCCACAATGTCAGGTATTTGTTGTGATCCTATCCCCTACCCTATCAAGGCATGAGATCGCTTGTGTATGACCAAGGGAACAGGCACCGCTTATGAGGTTCAGGCCGAGGGCAGGCACACTGAAGGCCAATGGAGGGGGGCGGGTCCGCAGATCCGATTTTCGTTCGGGGATCGCATGGCTGTATTTAAACATAGACTGCACACAGACGGTCACTTACCCCGGGTACGTAATTTCGGTATAGGACATACTTACATCGTGCAGAAATGTTATTTCCATTTGGATATTAAATTCACATTTCTTACCTTTGACACACTGATGGATCGTAATCGTGTTATATGGAAAAAAATTTCGAGAAAGGGGGGGGCTGAATGAACATGGACCGGGATTTCTACGTGGTATTTGCTGACCAGGGCAACGGGAAGGCATTGACGAAGGGTTTTACAAACCGGAGGGTATTGGCTGATTTTTTGGAGATCAGCTATAATACGCTAACGAATCACTTTGTACGGGACAAGGAGACGTATCATGTGTATGAGGATAAGGGAGTGATGGTGATCAAGGTTGCTGGTATGATGAAGGGCCGGCAGCGGGTACGTGTGTATGGTCCTGGGCACAATCGTAATATATAATTTTCACGAAATATTGTAATTAGATGGCACACTACACGATTTTTGAATTAGAAAGGATTGAGAAGATCCTGGAGGCAAAGCTGGACACTGCCAAGGAGATGTACAATGAGAGGGTACGTTTCCTGCAGGGGAAATTTAAGTACGAGATGACTGAGGCGGGGAAGGATGTGCAGGCAATAGCATTTGAGGGTGCTGCTGTGGGATATCCTGGCGATGGTGTCAGTGGTGTATTATCTGATGCCTGGGAGAAGTTTCAGGCTGATGATGAGGCGCTGGTGATGCTTGGTGGTGAGGTAAGGCTTTTTGAGGAGGGTATCGATGCTCTGTACTCTTACTGGAACTCCGCGGTGGAGCTCTTTATTGACAACATGAGGGAGAAAACAGAAGAAAGGATGACGCAATGAGAGAGTTGTATCAAACGCTTAAAAACTGGTTTGGGGAAACATTTGGTACACCCAGGGATCCTGCAGCTATTATTAAAAAGCTGGGGGAGGAGGTTTTTGAGTTGGAGATTGCTGTAGATAACTACGAGAAATGGCAGACCTATGATAATCGCAGGAAGGTGCAGGAAGAGATGGCCGACACTGTTCTTGTGATCATTAATCTGGCCACAAACTACGGGATGTGCTATAATGACTTCCTGGATAACCTCTACATCAAGCACAGTAAAAACGAGAAACGTGCCTGGGAAAAGCAAGAAGATGGAACTTACAAACACACAAGCACAGATGAGTAGCAATTACAAAGAGATTCGCACAGCCAGGGAGAACATCAAACAGCTGAAATCGCAGGGATGGTCCCATGCCAGGATCGCCAAAGAGATGGATGTGGCCCATGGCAAGGTTCAGGACATACTGGACATCGATGAGGTGGCCCTGGACTTCAGGGAACCCACCATGGTCAAACTACGAGCTTTTAATGAGAAAATGTTTGGCGGGGAAACTGAGGAAAAGCCAAAGGAGGATCCTCCCGAGGAAAAAGCCCCTCTCATGGAGGAAATTCCTGATCCACCTCCCACGGCGGCTAAGGATTGGGAATCAGTAATGTTCACATCAATATTCGTGGGAACGGGGGTAAACGATGTGTTGGATGCTCTTAACACGATTGGCGAGATGTTGATGGAAAAAGGATATCGCCTACATGCCCGTGTGGAGAAAATCATTCCTTCAGAGGAAAGCGACATTTGAGGTTATTGGTAATATATTCTAACTTGTAGTCGATTAATCAAAACAATTTACCATGGCAACAAAGAAAGTCTTTCTAACAGGCAAGGTGGAGCTGAAAACCACCTTTTCACAGCTCAGTGAGCCAGTGGATAAAAAGAAGGTCAGATCCCGGGGACCCAATCAGATCGGGCAACTCAAAACAACAAGCGTGGTTCTGATGGGCAAAGTTCCGAAAGAGGAGGTGGTGCGACGATTAGCCATCGCCAAGAAGGTCCTGGAAACCGGGAATGTGCCCACAAAGGATGTGACCCCCAAAACCAAGAGGACGGACACCACCGAGAAGAAACCCACACCGGCACCCAAGAAGGCGGCGGCCAAAAAGGAGGCCACTGAAAAGGCAGAGGAGCCTGTTGAAAAAAAGAAATAAAAGTTTTCAACAGGTATGGGATATCCTTTTTTCCCTATTTTTGTTCCGTAATGCTGGTTGGACACATTACTGCTAAAAGGAGAACCGAGCCGCTATGTACTTGCATGGCGGTTCTTTTTTTTGTAATCTTACTGTCCACAAAATCCAACCAGTATGAAATCAGACTTTATTGCCCCGCCATGGGAGCAGTCGGCACAGACTCCCGATAATCAATTGATCAACCCCAAGCAGCTGCAAGGATTATGGATCCCGGCAGAATATCTGTACGCTGATGATCTCAGCGCAGGAGAACAAGTTCTCATGGCCTACATTCGGATGATGGACCAGGACAAACATTGTTTTGCTTCCAACAAATATCTTGGCGAACTGATGAGGTGTTCTGAGAAAAGGATCCGGAACATGCTTGTCGATCTGAAGAGGAAAGGATATATTGAAACACTTACCCGTAACCCAAGGACGATCAAATGCCTCAAATAGCCGAATTCAATGTCCCGGAAAACGGGACATCAATGTCCCGGAAAACGGGAACCATAAAATATATATATAGAATACATCTCTGTTTTAAGGTAACAAAATCAGAGATTTTGAAAAAACTCATTCACATTACATCCATAGATTTTCATAACTTGGGAGCAATTAGCCGTTGCCGAGCGGTTGATCTGCTTTCTTGTTCATAGCAAGTGACCCCCATTGCGCAAACATTGGGGGTTTTTTGTAACTTGCCCTTTATGAGAAAACATTAAAAACCTTAGACAATGAAGGACTTCAGATTAGGAATTGAGGTTAAGGTTACGGCAAAGCCGGTAAATCACAAGTTTATCACCCCCATAGGAGCGCCAGAAGAACAGAACAATTTTATCGAAAAGCTGACAGCAGAAGCCAACGTGGTAGCCACGGATGCAGAGTTGGAAAGCAAGGTGGCTGACGCTATCAAGGTGATCTCAAGACAATGGCAGCTGGCCACCGATCAGCCACCGAGGATCAGCAACCCCCAGGCGTATGATATCACCATCAGCTCCGGATCGATCAAATGCCTGGTGGACTCCCTGGGGCTCTCAACAACAGTAACCCTGGAATATGGATCAACACCTGAACTAGGAACCTCAACAGAGGCATCCTCATCACCGTTGTCCGGGGGATCCCCGGAGGAGGTGAGTTGGGATCTCTCCGATCTGCAGGTAGAGCAAACCATATATTACCGCATCAAAGCAGTCAGCAGCGCAGGAACAGTATACACTCATCTTCATTCGTTTACAACTCTCACAACACCCCTGATCTTTCAATTCGATTATACCGGAGAGGAACAATTCAGGTTTTTATTCAAAGCTCCCGCCACAAAATCAATAACACTTGAATGGGGAGACGGAACGAGCGAGACTATTGCCGGCGCAGATGATACATACGTTGACCGCACATCATCCTACACTCAGAAAAAGAAGTATAATTTTAAAGTCACAGGAGATGTGGTTAGCATCACCTCTTTCAGATCAATAGTTCCATGTTATCCATTTATTCGTGGTGATGTGAGCAGATGGGGAGAGATGTCTGATATAGATACTGCTTATTTTGGATTTCCACAGGATCCTTGCCCTGGATTATATGGTGATATAACCTCAATACGAAACTGGACCAAGCTGGTAAATTTTTATATTACGAGTGATGGTGTCACAGGCGATCTATCACAGCTGGATCAGTTCACAACCGATCTGTACATCATAAGTGTTCACAGTAAAAAAGTCAGGTTTGCCAATGTTGCAACATGGGATGGGTTGGATGGTGCTTATCTTTCTTTCAACTATCTTTCCTCAAAAGGAGTGGACAATCTTATTGCCTCCACCAAAGGATCTGTCAACTGCCAGATAGCAGCATTTTTATCAGAAGAAAGGACCTTGGCAAGCAACCAGGATTTATTGGAATCTGTTGAGAATAACAACGCTGTTTTTGTCAGAGAAGATGATGTGATCATGCCTCTTGGGGATGAGCTTCACACCGATGCCAATGCTGTCAGTGATCCGAACGGCAATGAGGCCAATGCCACAACAGGGTGGGTGGCCACCGGGCTGGATGCGCCCAATGAGTTTGTGTCACAAAGCAGTGTGAAAAAAACAGGGTCTTATGCTTTTAAGACGAATGCCAACCCCAACCCCACATCAGGAGCGAAAATAACATATACCAAAACAGTTGAGGCAGGCAAACTGTTCAGGGCCGGGATCCTTTGGAAAGCACTTGATTTTGATAATTATAGAAAAGATTGGGAGCTTAATTTTGATGGCAGATCATTGAATAGCTATGTTCAAAGAGATTGGAAAAAATGGGCCGCTTATGTAAAAGCAAGCAGCACCTCTTTGGTTACATTTATCAAAGAAGATGGCAGCACCAACGCCGGCGGAGTGTATATCGACAGTTTTTCTTTGAGGGAGGTAATAACAAGCCCCATTGTCTTACAAATAGAATTTAACGGCACCGATCAGTTTAATTTCAAATTCAAAGCACCAGCAACCTCAACCCTGGATATTTACGACGGGGATGGCACTACAACAAACGTGGCAGGCCAAGACGATACCCTTGTCACACACACAACCGATTATTCAGAGCCAGGCACATACACATTCTTTGTAGATGGCGATTGGGCGGATATCACATACCTAAATGTTTCAGCCCAAGATTTTGTTTATGGATCCATAGCAAGGTTTAATGAGCTTGTAAATCTTACATTCGTTAATGTAGGGGGAACAAATATAATCGGAGATGTATCTGTTTTTGCTGATATCACCGTTTTGGAAGCCATTTACTTTCCCTTATCAAGACTAACGGGAGACCTAAGCAGCCTGAAGGACCTCGCTAGCTTGTCTTTTGTGTACGGCCAGGGCAATTTTAGCTTCACATCTCCTGACGAATGGGCATCCTCAACCTCATTTGCAGTTATGGGAGATTTCAGCTCTAGCGATATTGACAACATTATTTCAGCATTTAAGAACGCATCCGGAATTAAAATTACCTTGATTTTTAATGAACCCAGGACCACCGCATCAGATGACGATTTAATTACCTTGGTAAATAATGGGAATTATATTTACCTACATGAACCTAAAAGCCCATTTCCACTAGGCCCCGAAAAACATACGGATGCAAATGCCGCTTCTGATAATAATGGGAATGAAGCAAACGCCATCACCGGATGGACTGAGCAAAATTTAAATGGAACGGGTAGAAATGTTTTTGCATCTCAAAAAGAGGTCAAGTATAAAGGGAAATACGCACTGAAAGCAAGCAGCCAACCAACACCTACATCAGGAGCTGAGATTACCAAAGAGTTTACTTTTTCCCAAGGCGATGTAGGTTATGTAAAGTTGGCTATAAGGCACATAGGAGAGGGGAAAGCCTGGCTTGCGTATCCAGGCTATAACACCAACGCCTTCATATTTTCACATCTTACAACATTTAGAGAATGTGTGGCATATCAACCCATTCTTACTGCGGATCCAATCGAGATAAGGCTAGCTGAGGCCAGTGCAGACAATAACGGAGGAATGTATCTGGACGATGTAAGCGTCCGGAAAGTGATTACCTCACCTATTGCGTTAGAAGTAAAATTTGATGGGACGAACCAGTTTGAGTTTGATTTCAAAGCTCCATCGACAAGCACATTGACTTTTTATGATGGAGATGGTACTATCACCGAGGTAGACGGGAACGACGCAACAGAAGTTACCCACACAACCGATTATTCCGAGCCAGGTGTTTATACATTTTATGTGGAGGGCGATTTATCGGATATAACAGAACTCAAGATTAACAACCAATCTTTTGTATCAGGAAGCATTAACAGGTTTGGGGAGCTATCATCTTTGATTGATTTAAATGTTTCAGGCACTGGATTTGACGGCAACTTAGAGAATATTCTAAACCTGACATCGTTAGAAACATTTTATGTCGCGGGCACGAAAGTGACGGGAGATGTATCCGAACTGGCCGTTCTTACTAGCCTAGATGGTTTAGTAGTGTATCAGTCAGAGGTCTTTGGAGACTTTAGCAAGCTATACCCATTAACGCTTATTTATCAAATATTTTCTTTTGATCAGCCCGGAACGAGCTTTGAAAATATTGAGACTTGGGATTTTTCCGCATTAGCAACCATGCAGTTTCATAATAATGCTTGGAGTTCGGAAGATGTTGACAACTGCCTGATCAGCCTGGCCAACGGAGGAGCTTCCGGAGCAAATATAAAGCTAGACGGAAACAACGATACCCGTACATCCGCCAGTGATGCAGCACTTAGCACACTGTTGGCCGCAGGGAACACGGTTATAGTGAACTACGACCAATCGCCCATTATGTTCACCGTCAATTACACCGACACCCAGTTTCAATTCAAATTCAAACTTCCTTCCACAAAAAGAATAATAGTTAATGAAGGGGATGGCACCTTTACAACAATTGTGGGTCAAGATGACACTTACATAATTCACGAAACAACATACACTGAAGAAGGAGAATATCAATTCATAGTAGATGGTGATTATGCCAATTTGACCAACATCTCCATTATCGACCAAGAAAATGTTACTGGTAGCATATCCAGATGGAACGAGCTGGTTGATGTAGACTATGTAGGAGTTATGAGATCCCCAGGCATATCTGGCGATTTTAACAAGCTGGGGTTACTCTCAAACCTTGAGTCCTTCCAAATTAGCAAAGAACAGACATTAATAAGAGGGAATATAGAGGTCTTACTACCTTTAAGCCTAGATTCAATGTCAGCCCAATCCCTCGCCATCACAGGAGATGTATCCCAACTATGGGAGCTTCCCTGGCTTGCGCCAGGGGGCGTTGTTGTGGGAAAATCAAGCGTTACCTGGGACACTGTACAATCGTTTGATCCTGGTGGTGGATTTATTGCCATAGACTGCAACTGGACCAGCGAGATGGTGGATAACTGCTTAATATCAATAGCCAACGGAGGAATGACAAGCGGAGTGGTTTTAATTAACGGAAACAACGCCCCCAGGACAACGGCCAGCGATGCTGCCATGAGTACACTGCTAGAGGACGGAAACACGGTTGATGTAAACTTCGACAGTCCGGTGTGGTATGATGTTGAATACACCGACACCCAATTCCAATTCAAATTCAAGCTGCCGGCCACCAAGTACGTGGAGATCCACGATGGTGACGGGACTCGAACTGTGATCCAGGGCCAGGACGGAACACTAATCACCCACAATACCACATATACAAGCCCGGGTAAGTACAGGTTTTATGTGGATGGAGCAGTGAGATCGTTAACTGAGCTTAGGATAGGCGGGCAGGCGTTTGTTAGTGGTGACGCAACAAGGCTTGGAGAGCTTACAGATCTGGAAGATTTACACATTTGGTCCACCGGGGTATCAGGCAACATCAGGGGATGGAGAAACGCAACATCTCTATTTGACCTTAACGCTAATTTCAGCTCACTATTTGAGGGGGATATCAGGGTTCTTAGAGATAAGACTGATTTAGCACAAGTAGCTTTAAGCGGAACGTCCGTTGAGGGAAATATTAGAGAATTAGAAGATTTGAGCAGCTTATTATACCTGGACCTCTCTAACACCAACACCCATGGAGACATTGGGGTATTGTCGGCAAGAACAGCTATTCTGAGAGTCAATCTAAACGGAACACAAGTGTCGGGCGATCTTAGTGATTTATCTGTATGTACAGCATTGGATTATCTATGGGTCCATAAATCACAAGTAACCTTTGATAACATTGTCAACCTCACTGTAGCAATCGAAATTGATGCGAGTGATTGTGGATGGACCACCACCATGGTAGACAACTGCCTGATCAGTTTGGACAACGCAGGGACCAGTGGAGCGACAATAAACATCGGAGGTAAGAATGCTTCCAGGTCCCCAGCCAGTGATGATGCACTGATCAGCCTGCTTCAGGCCGGTAACACTGTTGAGGTGAACTATGATAGCCCTGTAAAGTTTGAGGTGTTCTACGATGGGGTGACGCAGTTCGACTTCAAATTCAAACTCCCATCTACCAAATATCTGAATATACATGACGGGGATGGCACGGAAACATTGATCCAGGGCCAGGATGACACGCTGATCACCCATACCACGGCGTACACGGCTTCGGGGTATTACAATTTCTACGTGGACGGTCATGTTAATGAGCTTAGAAACATAAATGTCATTAATCAGCCGGTTTCTTTTAATATTGAACCATTTGCAGACTTAGAAAATTTGTATCTGCTTTTTGCAGCAGCGACAATAAATGAGTTTTCAAATGCTTATGGTAATATTGAGGTATTTGCAAAAACCAGCACACTAATATATCTTTCTTTTTCTGGCCCAAATGTTTATGGTGATATCTCAAAATTAAGCAGCTTACCGCTATTGTTCTCATTAAGCCTACAGCAGACTAATTGCACATTTGAAAATGTAGTTTCACTGCCATCTACTTTAGCTCAATTATTCTTTTATAATTGCCCGGCTATGACCTCTGAGATGATAGACAACTATATCAAATCATGGACTGCTGTTGATAGTCGTATTTATTGTTGGGGGGCAGCAGGAAAAAGAACGGAAGCATCAAACAGTGCTATGCAGACCATTCTGCAGAACGGCAACAGGGTAACAATTGACGATGATGAAATCGATATTGGCATCTTAGGCAGCGAGCTCCACACCGATGCAAACGCTGTCAGTGATCCGAACGGCAATGAAACCAATGCAACGACAGGATGGACACCTGTAAATCTTGGTGCCCCTAACTCCTTTGAATCACAAGATGTGGAAACATATAATGGGGATTATGCTTTCAAGATCGATGCCAACCCCAACCCCACATCAGGCGCAGGGATTTATAAAGAGTTCACAGTCACCGCAGGGAATATATATAGACTTCTCATAGCAAACAGACATAGCGGAGAAGGTGATTCCTGGCAATGTACGGTAGAGAATGGAACTGCTTTTTATATGCGAGCTTATAATAGTTATGATCAAAAGTGGAGAAAATTCAAGGTTTATTATAAAGCTCCGGATACCGCGTTCAGAATAGATATTAAAGAGGCCGGGATCACGGACAGTGGAAGTGTATTTGTTGATGATATTTCATTCAAAGAAGTAACATTCCCATAATGAGAAACAAATCAAACAGACCAGGATGCCTCCCCAGGTGGTTGCACTGGATCGTCAGGAAGAGAAAGCAATAATTTGTAACTTAGCACCATGTTGAACTAAACATTATAAAAATGGATGATTTCAAATTAAACATCGAGGTCAAGGTTACCGTAAAACCTGTAAACCCCAAGACCGGGGACACACAGAGAGGACCCTATGAAAGGAACCTTTTTGTTGTGAGAGAATCACAAGACGCACACTATGTTGGTGACAAAGCCGACATTGCATCACTTGTAGCAGATGCAGTGCCGGTCATCTCAAGGCTGTGGGCGTTAGGAGATGACGAGCCGCCAGAGGTGACATCACAAGCCGTGGCCACCAAAGCGACCACTACCGCCACCGTGCCTGGCATTGTTCACGACCATGGAGTATCCACGGTGGTGACTGCCGAGTATGGCGTTACAAAGGCACTGGGATCCTCACAGGCAGCAACACAGTCTCCCCTTTCCGGAGATGCAGCAACGCCTGTCACCTGCCTGCTGACCGGACTGACAGCCGGCACCAAGTATTATTACAGGATCAAAGCTGTAAGTGCTGGTGCAACCGTGTACAGCGAGCTGAGAGCATTCACAACTGACGCAACATAATATTGTTGGGGTGCAGGGGGAGTAAGCAGGACCCTGGGGCCGAAGCTGCTCCCCCTCTTTAATCAAGAAGCTATGAAGAAGATAATCCGGCAGATTCTCGCATACCTGAAAAAGGTATTGTGGTCTACACCCACCGACAGGGACAAGGCCACTGATGTAATCCAAAACTATACCTGTATCAACTACAAAGGCCAGTGGGTAAACCTTCACAAAAATCAAGTGGCCGCTTTCAACGCCTTGTCAAGATATGACAAAAGAGCCATGGCAAAAAGGTTTGAAGTCCTGGTCAAGAAAGGGAAGCTGAAATTTGTAGAGATCAATGGGGTGATGACCTGTGTAAAAAACAAAGACTATGAACGTAAAGCAGACGCTCGGCAATAATGTGGTTGTCAAACTGGATCCAGCCAATGATATCATCAAAACAGCATCGGGGTTTGAGTTGAGGATAGACACCACCTATGAGCCTGAAAAACACATTGTTCGTGTTGGGACAGTAATTGAAGCACCCACAAGGCTGATCTACCACCACAACAGGCCAGGATATCCATGGAAAACGAAACCTGAGTTGAAAGCTGGGGATCGGGTTGTAATGTATTTCCTGGCCATTCAAAACTGCCTTTCCCCCGAAAGAAAGCTATACACCAAGCAGGGGAACGATATTTACATATTTATCAAGTACCACAACATCTATGCAGCCATTGAGGAAGGAAATGTAAGGCCCATCAATGGATATGTATTGATCGAACCGGTGGAGGATCCTGAGTGGACCAGGATGGTGGAAGATGCCAAAAAGAATAATATACAGCTTGTGGATCTTCGCAAGCCATCGAACGTGAATGTGACTTATGGGAAGATCGCTTACATGGGAACACCCAATGAGGAATATGCTGACGATTACAAGTCTGACAGGTTCCATGACGAGAAGGTGGGCGATACCGTTATCCTAAAAAGGATCCGTGATATCCCGGTGGAGTATGAGTACCACGCGAAGATAGATAATGGCAGGAAGCTCTACAGGGTACACCGTCACGATATACTCGCAGTAGTATGAACTGGCAATTTACCAACATAGAGTTTAGGGGGATGCAGTTCAACCCCTCCAAGGTTCCGGAAGGTGAATCTGTTTTAAAAATCTTCCCGGAGCTGAAAAAGCACCAGCCATTCAAAACACCTCCCGGGGAGAAACTTGATAACAACCTGGTGATGCTTTTCATTTTCTGCATGTACGACAAAAGCACACCATACCGCAGCAAATATCCGGATGTTTTAAAAAGAAAGATTGAGATTGCTCACGATGTTGGGTTTGCTTTGGATGACAAGGGGAACTTTGAGGATCCTGTTGAGGATTTCTTAAAAGGGAAGAATGAGAAGGTGAACAGGAAGGTTGTTGAGTTTGTGAGACTACACCGATCCTTCAAATATTCTTACCTGGTAACCATTGAAGCCAGTTATTACAACATCATGCTAGATGTTATGGGAGGGGCCACCAAGCGGATCCCTGACCTAAGATCTATCCAGGAAGAGTTGGAAAACACTATGGCCGAGTTGTTGACTGAAGATGATAACCCTTATATCCGAGATGCTGTATTGAGGTATATGGAAGAGGAGAGGCTTCAGCTGAGGCCCGAGGATATAGCATTAAAGAAATCAAACAATGAACAGCCTGTCACTGATAAAGAGATACGGTGACGAGGTTGACACTCAGATCCTGACTCAGTATAAGAAACCGGACAAGTATCTTTGGGTAAACAACGATGACCGGGACCTGACACCGCTACGGATCGATCTTCCAGACCCACCAGAATACCACCTGATAGACGGATTTGGCCTCCCGGCCAAGGATCAGATGTGGAAGCCCCCAAAGATGCCCAGGCGTTTAAAAGAGCTTCAGAGAAAATATGAAACCATTGATGAGATATGGGATGAGCTGTCCAAGCATCAGGACATTTATGAGCAGGAGATCAAGTTCATGCGAAAAGCATGGTATTATCGCCTCAACGGTTACTGGTTCTTTAATAACGGCAAACCCACATACATCGATGGGTGGAACTATTTTTACATAGCCTGGTGGAAAATCGATGTGGGCCTACCGAAATACAGGGATCGTGACCGCAAGTTCTTCCTTTTTGCCCGACACATCTACAATGAAACCCGAACCTTTAAGTACATCGATGACAAAGGAAATGCTATCAGGGATGAGAAAACAGGATATTTCGATTTCATAGAAACCGGTGGCCGAGTGTTCTACGGCTTTAACTATCCCAAGCACAGGAGGGAGGGAGCGACCTATAAGGCCGAGTGTATAAACTACGAGATCATATCAAGCACGATAGGAGCCTGGGGAGGAATTCAGTCGATGAACGAGGTCCAGGGCCGAAAGTGTTTTATCAAACACCTGGTTGGCCCATGGAAGAAGCTGCCTTTTTTCTTCAAACCCAATTACGAGGGATCCACCTCACCAAAAACCGAACTCAGTTTTTCTCCGCCGGCACGAAGGTTGAGCAGCAAAGGATCCCTGGCCACATCAGAGATAGGGCTTGAGTCAATGATCAATTTCGATAATGCTGACCCAGGAGCCTATGACGGTGACAAGCTGTATTTCCACCATGACGATGAGGTGGGTAAGCTGAAGAAGGGGTTGTCCTGCTGGGATCGCCACCTGGTTGTGAAAGAATGTTTGGTAATGGGATCTGATATCATCGGGTTCACCATCAAAACCTCAACCGTGGGTGAGATGGAGAGAGGGGGAGGTAAGATGTTCAAGCACCAGTGCATGATGAGCGATTACTTTACCCGGACACCCAACGGACAGACCAGATCCGGACTTGCCACACTATTCATACCCGCATACGAGGGCCTGCAGGGATTCATTGATCAATATGGCAATTCAGTGATCGACACCCCCACGAAAGAGCAGGCATCGTATATAGGACGAAAGATAGGGGCCAAAGAATACCTGCTGAACAGGCGCAAAGGGTACATCGATGCAGGAGACTACGAAGGATTATCCGAGGAGATCAGGCTGTACCCCATGACATTTACCGAATGTTTCCGGACAGCCGCCAAGTCCTCCGGGTTCAATATGCAAAAACTTGAGACATACATCGATGAGCTTCGCTTCAAGGAAGGATCAGCCATGCCTGTTGCTGGTGATTTCAGGTGGGTGAACAATGACCGGGACACCAGGGTAGAGTTTATTGCCCGCAAAGGAGGCAAGTTCAGGGTATCACATCAGCTGAATGATAATGAGGCCAACAGAAAATTCTGGTCAGACGAGTTTGAATCATGGAAAGCAGGCAACACATCCTGGGGAGTGGCCGGGGGTGACCCTTTCAAATTCAACAAGACAGAGGGGAACCGCAAATCCAAAGGAGGTGGAGCAGTGGTCCGGAAAGGGAAGGTGAAGGACGGGGACTTTTCCATGAAGCGGAAATTTGTCTGCACATACTCAAATCGCACCTATGATAAGTACGAATATGCAGAGGACATGCTGATGATGTGCGTCTACTATGGTGTTCAAATGTTTCCAGAAATCAACGTAGATCTCCTATGGGATTACTTTGAGCAAAGGGGTTATTCAGCATTCCTGCTTTATAGAGTAGATCCAAAAACTTTTCAACAGGGTAAAACGCCTGGTGCAAACACGAATGACAAGATCAAGCAGGACATTTTTGGAGAGTACATGAACTTCATAGAGTACGAGGCTGATGAAGAGAACCATATTGAACTTTTGGAGGAATGCAGGGACATTGCCGGACCCGAAGAGATGACCGACTACGACTTGTTTTCAGCGGGTGGATATGCCCTTTTGGGTACTGCCGGGATATATGATGAACTGGAAGAATTAGAAAATGAAGAGGTGGATATCACCAAATTCCACAGGAAGAGGGTTTACCGTAGGTAAATTATTTCATATCTTAGGCAAAACATAACAGACCATGGCCAACGCAGTGTTAAATACAATAAGCTCCTATCAGCGTGGTTCATACGCTTTTCCCAAAGACGAGATACCAACTGAAGAAAAAGGTGCTGAATGGTGCAGAAAGTGGTGCGAGGCTATGTACGCAGCGTATGTTACCGACAGGGCCGGGGTCCCATATTCAACAATTGACGAACTTCACAACCTCAGATTATACGCTGCCGGCACCCAGGATGTAGGCAAATATCAGGATATTCTTCTGGACGAATCAGAAGAAGGGGGAGATCTCACAGGATACATGAATGTTAACTGGGAGATTTTTTCAGTTATGCCCAAATTTCTTCACATCATACGAGGCATCTTTGAGGAACAGGAACACTCTATCGTGGCCACAGCCGTTGACCCCAAAAGCAACGATGAGCGCGAACTGAACAAGCTACGCAAATGGTTCAAGGGGAGGTATAAGCCGATTGTTGATGCTGTCAACACCATGGCCGGTTACAAGCCAGAACCAGAATGGATCCCCGAGACGGTGGACGAGCTTGAGATGTATCAGCAAGTGGGAGGCTTCAAGCTGGCCAAGGAGACAGAGATTGAGGAGGGGTTGGCCTACACGATGTATATCTCCGACTGGAAGGAGATCAAGCGAAAGATGCTTGATGATTTTGCCACCATCAATTGTGGATCTGTAAGGGATTTTACGGACATATACACCCGAAAGGTTAAGTCCCGCTATGTGGATCCCCTCAAGCTGATCATGCAATACTCCCGCCATTGGGACCACAGGAACTCAGAATATGCAGGAGAGCTGATTTCCGAAACAATTTCCAATCTTCGCAAAAACACCGATCTGTCTGAGGAAAAACTTCGCAACCTGGCTCAGTTTTACAACGGAAGGAACGGGAACCAAAATCTTTCGTCCTGGACCGAAGAGGATCTGCAGATCAGTGGCGGCGGGTGGAAGTACGACAATTTTATGATTGATGTCATGGACGCTGAGTGGTTCTCCGTCAACTCAAAGAATTTTACCAAGAGAACCAATTCCCGGGGCGAAACACTGATGTATGAAGAAAAAGATGGGAAGTTCTATGACACAGAAACCAAAAAAACCATCCAGAGCAAGTTCAAGGTCGTTTACAGGGCCAAGTGGATTGTGGGCACAGAGTATGTCTATGACTACGGTTTACAGTACGATGTCCCCCGACCAGGCAAGAAGGAGGTTGAGTTGTCTTTTAAATTCTACAAACTCCCAGGACGTTCAATCGTCAGTCTTTCCGTGCCCAACCTTGACCAGATCCAGCTGACCTGGCTGAAGATGCAAAACGCCCTGGCTATGTCTGCCAACTCAGGTGTTGCAGTGGAATACACCTCACTGATGAATATGAAGCTGGGCGGAGAGAAGATGGAGCCGTTGGAGATCCTTTCGATCCGAAGGGACACCGGGGACCTGATCTACAAGATGACAACCCACATGGGAAAACAGAACATCCCCGGGGGTATGCGCCCGATCCAGGAACTGACAGGCGGTATCGGTCCTCAGCTGCAGGAATTCATCACACTATTTGATCTAAACCTGAATTTCATCCGAGATCTCACCGGCATTAACCAGATCGCTGATGCCAGCAATCCGGATCCCAACCAAAGTGTTGGCGGTGCAGAGATGGCTATTGCAGCCACCAACAATGCTCTGAAGCCAATCTATGCAGGGTACATACGATTGAAAGAGCTTGTTGCCAGGGCATGTGCCATACGTATGCAGGTACTGGTCCGTCACGACAAAAAAGCCTATGAAGGATACATCCCTGTAGTGGGAGGGGCCGGTGTCAAAATACTATCTGTTGGTGCAGAAACGCTTGATGCTGATTGGGAGATACAGATCCAGGCCAAGCCGACACAGCAAAGAAAACAGCTGATCCTGGAATCGGCCATGAAAGCAATGCAGCCAGACAAGGATGGGTATGTGGGTATCGAAGAACAAGACTTTATGATGATCGAAAGGCTGTTGGAGGCCGGCAATGAGAAGCTGGCCGAGATCATGTTGAGCTTCCGAAGCAAGAAGAATAAGGAACGTCAGCTGCAGATACAGAGGGAGAATATGGAGCTTGATGGCAAGCGGGAGCAGGAGTCAGCACAGATCAAATCTGAACTGGCCAGGAAAGAAAAAGAATTTGAAAGTGAGTTGAAAAAATCCGAGGAATCGCATAAGGCTGATCTTGAACTCAGAAATGAGAAGGAGAAGCATGGCTTCAAAATGGAGGAGATCACATTGGAAAAAACATTGGATAGTAAAATAGCAGAACAACAACCACAAAAATCGGCGTAATCATGGCGAAACAATCATTTGAAGAAATCAAAAACAACCCTGAATTTGCTGCATTGCAGGATGTTGAGGGTATGAATCCGGAAGAGCTTTTAAAGCAGGCAGGTGCCCCCCAGGAAGATCCACCAGCGGGAGATCCCCCACAAGGAGATCCTCCGCCGACTGATCCTCCATCAGGGGGAACACCGCCAGACACTCCGGAACCGGCAGGGGGCACACCCCCGGCCACACCACCTGCGGAGCCTGATCCACCAGCACCGGACGTTTTACTGAAAGAGATTTTCGGTGATCGCTTTAAGAGTGTTGATGAGGTCAAAACCGCGAATATACCCGGTATATTAGATGAGGTCGAAAGCCTGAGACAGGCCAAGGCTGAACTGGAAGAAAAACTCAATTTGAAGCCCAAAACAAACTTCGCAAACGACGAAGTGGCTTTGTTCAATGAGTTTGTCAAGGAAACCGGGACCAGGGACTACGGGGTATTTCACAAGATCAACAGCGCGGATGTAGCGACCATGGACTCCATGGAAGCATTGATAACCAAATACGTGCTAGATCACCCCGAACAGTCAGGGAAGGAGCCACAGATCAGAAAATACTTTGAGAAAAAGTACAATGTGGATCCGGAACAAGTTGACGAGGCTGAACTTGAAGTCAACAAATTGGGATTGGATGCAGATGGAACATCCGCAAAAAAGGCTCTACAAGAGATCAAGGCCAAACTGAAGGTGCCTGAGCAAAGCCTAGAGCCGGAGAAGCCGAAGGAGTTAACTCCGGAGGAAAAAGCAACCTTGCAGACCGGTTGGAGTAACGTGGGCAAGAACGTCAGCACTGCACTGTCGAAACTGAAAGTACCTATCAAAAATGGAAAGGAGCCTCTTTTGGACTATGAAATTTCAGAATCCGAGCAAAAAGAGATCCAGGAGTTTGTCCAGAATTATGCCGTTCAGAACCAGATGGAACTGAACGAAACAAATGTACAGACAATCTCTACCATGGTGTATAACACATTGATGGTAAACAAGATTCCAGAAATCGTCCATTCCGTATTTGAGAAGGCGAGAAGTCTGACAGAGGAACAGGTCCACGCTCTCTATGAAAATCCATCACCGGCCAGGAATAACGACGCGCCTCCTGCACCTCCAACTCCGCCACAAACGGATCTTGAGAAGCAGCAGGACGAGATATTCAATGCAGAAATGGGGGCTTATGACCAGTAATTGATCAAGTAAGAGGTGTGTATTATGTTTAATCAAAAAAGACAGAAATTATGAATCCAGATGCTATTGCGCAAATATACGCCTCAGACATCATCTCCGGGTTTGACATTCACAAGCCCGAGAAGCTGAATACTTTGTTCTCCCGTTACGGAGATCAGGGGGCATCTTACTTCCAGCTGCTCAGGTCCATGGGATTTGAGAAGGAGGTAAGTCTTGATACCTACTCACATTATGAAGAGAACCGAATCCACGAAGTCTGCATTGTAGACGCGATTGTAGCACAGCCGGCCATTGGTGCCGACATCGTGTTCGTGCTTGATGCAAACTCACTGGATGCCAATAATAACTTCTATGTACGGCTATGGGATATTATCCTATTCCCCAATGAAGTGACGGGATCGGTGATCGACATTGATGTGACCACACCCACTGCACCAGAAATTACCTGTAGGCTTAATGATGATACCGAGCAATTCCCGGCCCTGGCTGCCGGTGATGAGTTGATCATTACCTCCAACGCTTTCTCTGAAGGATCCGGCCAGCCCGATCCTGCTGTCAGGGGAACTTGGGAGTATGAGAACGATGCTCAGATCATCAAAGAGACTATCGGTGTAACTGGTTCAGAAATGGTCAATCAGACCTGGTTCCAGGTAAATACCATGGGAGCCAAAACCAATGCCTACTACCACCTGGGTCAAGTGGACATCGATTACCGAACCGCACTCCGCATCGATGGTGCGCTGTTGTTTGGTAAGAGAACCGTCAACACCCTGCTCGTTGATCCCGAAACTGGTCGGCCCATCAAGACCACCGAGGGAATGGTGCCCTATATCCGTAGGGTAGGAAACGAGCAGTCGTACACCTCCGGTGCATTCGATGTGCTGGAATTTGACGAGATGGACAACACCCTTGACCGTGAGGGAGCAGGCAATTATATCCTTGGTTTGCTTGGGATCACCCTGCACCAGGACATTGAGAACAGCCTGGTAAGCTACTTTGCAGACACCAACATCGTCTATGCAAGGCAGACTACCAACGAGGTGCTGTTCAACGCCAATGAGTCCCTGGGAGCATCGGTGAACTTCAAGTACCTCACCAAGTCTGAGAGAACCTACCTGTTCAAAAGGATGGGTGTACTCAACAACCCCAAGCTCTACGGAGCCACCGGGTATGAGAACATCGGTCCCAAACTTGGTATGTTCCTGCCCATCAACAAGAAGAAAGACCCCGTTTCCGGGAACATGGTTGAGTCCATTGGTACAAGGTACCGTGGCTTAGGCAAATACAACCGGAGAATGGAAGTCTGGCAGGTTGGTGGAGCCGGAGAGGGCCTGAAGGTCACTGAGTTTGACAAGAGGGAAACCTATCAAAGGTGCCATGTGGGAGCGCATTTCCGTGGAGGAAATCAGATGGTCCTGATGGAGCCCGCATAGGCCGATCAATAACCAAATAAAGGGGAGGTCCTTCGGGGCCTTCCTTTTTAATCACTAATTAATCAAACACAAGCTATGTTATACAAGAACGATGAAGTTTACAAGATGACTGCGGCAGACTCCAATTGGGTAAAGAAGAAATATCCCAAATTCCCAATTCGGCTAATCTATCCGGAAACAAGGGTGCGCCCCAGCAGGAGCAAGCACAACCGGTTACCGGACAAACCAAACTCTATTTCATTCCCTCTCGTTGCTACCGTAAAGACGGATTCTGGCACAGAGAGCTGGAGGTATGCTGAGAATAAAATTATTGGCACAAATGGCCGTGTTATATGGCAACCACACAACCTTATCCTCAGAGGATCAATGATCCTGGAAAAATCTGACATTGAGTTGATCTACTGGCTACTTAAATGCTGCCCCTTCCTGGAAGGAGGGGAGAACTGGAACAAAAAGGTCCCCAAATGTGTGATTGAGGATCTGAGAGGTACAGCTGAGAAAAAAGCATTGAAGGAAGAAGAGATGGCCACTGTCAAGGCTTTGATCTATTCGTCAAAGATGGGCCTGGGAGAGAAAAAGCTACGCCAGGTGGCGAAAGCATACTTTATCAACGATGTTGAAGAGTTATCCTTCGCACAGGTGAAGCTGGCCGTTGAGAACCAGGTTGGCCGCGACAGGCACACCGGAGTTGAAAAATTCCTTGAACTTGTCGATGCTGAACAGACCCTTGAGGTAAGGGCCAACCTGCAGAATGCAGTGGATCGCAAGCTGATCACTTACATGGTCGCAAAGAAAACGTGGGCATGGGTGACAGCCAATGGCAAGAAGAATGAGCCTATCTGTCAGATTGGTCCGGGTGCGGATCCCAGTGAAGCGCTATACGATTACTATCTTGGGAATCGTTCATTTGCCCAAATGCTTGTAACAGCCTTAAAAGGCAATAAGGTTGTGATGGCAGAGGGGGCAGAGGAGCTGGACGAGGAACTTGAGCCGGCGGATTAGTTGCTTGACAGGATATAGGATGTTATTTGTGCCGTATCCTTGATGTACAGGGGTACGGCATATTTACATAAAAACGAAGAAATGGGAGCAACAAACAGTTTTGAATCAGAGGTGCTAAGACTGATCCTCCTCAACGAGGCCATTGCAGACCTGGGGGATGCAGCAGGGGTACAACCATCGGCGGCAGATGGGAATGTCTATATATGCCTCCTTACTCAGGATCCTGGGGAAGATGGCGATATCACCAACGAGGCGGCATGGGGCGGGTACGCCCGAGCAGCCGTTCCCCGGGGAGCAGCAGGATGGTCAGAGGCCAACGGCAAAGCACTAAATTTTGCAAACATAAACTTTCCAGAATGCACCGGAGGCTCCGAGACAGACACTCATTTCGGAATTTGCAAAACGCCAACAGGGGATGACATGGTGTTCCATGGAGAATTACCAGGACCCCTACTTGTGTCCATAGAGGTGCAGCCCCAATTTGGGCCCAACGCATTAGCAATAAACTTAGACTAAAAATCATGGAAAAGAAAAAGTCGAAACCAGTTAAGAAGCGAGTCCCCCCGCCTAAGCCTCTTGCACCCAAAAGGCAAATCATAAAGGCCCGACCATCTGTGATTTCTGAGCTCTATGAAATGGAACCTGCTTTGCTAAAAAAGGGCTGGAAGAAGATTAGCGAGGAGGAGAAGGGACAGGATATCGTCATTACTTACCACCGGGGCGAGGCGTCGAGGTTCGTGATTACGTGTGAGCCCTTGCATATCACGTGGAGGAAATTCACCTTGAGCAAAAAAGACGGAACAATGTTGCGTCGTTCTCTTGTGTTGGGTGTCATTCATTACGACATAAAAAAAGAGGAATATTTGAATTATATATAAACCGCAAAAATTGATAAATTATGGCTTTTGTAGCAGCAGATTGGGAAACCACGGCAGCCTCCGGTAATATCCGGTACGTGGGGGATGCGCACGGAGGGGGAAGTCCTTCGTACGCAACCACTATTGAATTTCACAGGGGCTTGCAGGCCTTTGCGGATGATGCGAGTTATGCTGGGGATGATCAGATTGACATCACCACGAAGAACCCGTCTGAAAGATCGACTGATAACATCATTACGCTGGTAGATCATTCCGGCAGTGGTGGTGTGACGTATAACATCGATCAAACGGCCAGCGAACACCTGTATGACGGCTCAATCATCCAAGAAGGTGGCGATGAAATCTACGACGGGTTTGTATGTTATTCGGCAGCGGGTACATATTTGCAGATCGTGCAGAACGGTGCGCTGGTCACCAATTTCTGGACTACTGGTTTGAATGCGGACGCAGGATCGGGTATCTCTCACCGTTTTATGCTCAAGGTGCGAACAAGTGGAGCGGACATCGATGGCCGGAGGCTTTTGGGTCAGACCCGCGAATGGGGAAAGTCCTATTGGGAATTCCCGGTTGCTCCGACAGGGCGGGGTAACAACACCATCGCCCTGACTTATCAAGATGACCTGAATAACACAACTCTACTTGCCACGGTTGCGGCATACGATCAATTCGCGAACGATACGGAAGGATATGCCGCTATTGACGTAAATAACGACACGGTGGATGAGTATTACTACTCTGAATGGAGTTTCGGAAACGGAAGCTCCCCTGCATCACCGATTGTGAATGATTTCTACGAGTGGATTAAATGGAACCAACGAAGGGGTACATCCGAAACGCTGTACGGCCTCAATGGGGAGTTATTCAGGGGTATTACTCACGATATTACCGTGGATAACCCTTCGGGAACATTCGATGCCTATGAAGCTGTATCGTGGTCAGGTGGAACTGGACAGATGCTTGCCATCAATTCCACTACTGCTCCGACAAAGATGTATATCCAACTTCTCACCGGGGTAGCTCCAACTGACGGACAGGAAATTACAGGTGGTTCATCTGGAGCAACTTGTGATGTAAATGTGACTGTTACATCCCGTTCGGTTTCCTTTGTGGCCTGTGGTCAGTCCACCGGATCAGCTATCATCGGTGCCTACGGTTTCGGTATTGAAAAAAGCGATCTTGCTTCCAGCGATAGTGTTACAGCGTTGGACGGTAATCCTTATTCACCTCCCAACTTCCAGACCGGTGCGGTTACAGGATTGGAAAGCGGTGAAGATTACGTGCTGGTTACGGACAATGATTCAGGTGACATCGATTTCGATTGGAGAACTTTGAATACCACGTTGAGCGGGGCATCTGAAACACAAGCCGTAGTGACGGTTGCTATTCCCAGCCACGTTCCTCAAACTGGAACAATCCGGATTCAAACGGACAGTGGGGTATATCGCAGGGTTGCTTATTCCTCATGGACGGGTTCGACATTCACTTTTACCGGTTCCGAAAATTTCAGTTCCGACAATGCAACTTCCGGAAACAATGTGTTTGTTTCTTACATTGACAAGCTCGCGACAGGGGCAACGGAGCAATTTTCCGGTATCTATACCGCACCAGTATCCATGTTTATTCGAGTAAGAGATGGTGGCGGAACACCAAAGAAGCAAGTTGAAACTACCCAGAGCTGGGGTGCTGCTGGTTTCAGTGTAAGCGGAGCGGGACAATCTGATGCGTAATGGCATACGGAAGTGACATAGATTCTAACCTCAGCCCGGATCATCGGTGGTCTTTTGACAGTGACATCACTGATCAAGTAGGCTCTGCCGATGGTACTGGTACGGGTTGGGATTATCCTGCCACTCCGTTATGTAAGGATGTTACAAATGCTGGTAGATCAAATACAACAGGCGATAGGGTTTCTATTCCCACAACCACGGATATAAATAACTCTGCACAAAGCCGTAAGGCTGTAGCTGGTTGGTTTATGGTGGATACTGAACAGGGGCCTCCTAAACGAGTATATGGGGAAGGCAATCAATCAACGGCCTTCCATTTTGTGCTTGCAATAGGTAACAATGTTATGTTTGAGGTTGTTGAGCCTACAAATTTTGATATTCAGATATTTGGCCCCTACTTAGTGCCAGATAGAGTATATCATTTATGTGGGATATTCCTTGGTAATGGGTATGCTAACGAGGCAAAGTTCTTTGTTGATGGAATAGAGATGCTTGATGCCTCTCCGGTGGATAGGCAACCAGATACGGCAGACCTTAATTCAAGGGGTGTTGCTGAATTTGCTGATCCGGCAGGAACAGTAGGTGTGGGTGAGGTTGCTGTAATATTGAATGGCCCTGTTAATGGATTGTATAACGAATGGTGTACATGGGATGGAGCGGTAGCAGACCTGTCTGATGAGGATATTCGTGTAGAGCTTTTTGAAAAAGGAGCATTGGGAGATGTTGTTATTTCTTCCGGAACTCAGTCAGCTATGCAAACAGCTTTAGATGCGTATGCTGATACTGAAAGAGGGAACGCTGCTTGTTGCATAGAAATACAAGCGGTTACGGGAGATGGAGATGTTACATTAAGCCTTGATAATATTACATTTAATGAGCTTGCCTCAATTCAAGTAAAATATCTTGGCACCGGAACATTAACTCTTACAAACACAAATGGAGCCAATGCAATAGCCTCAAAATGTTCTGCTCCTTGGGGAACGATTACTGTGGTTGAATCTGTTGCTATCACAATCACTGTAAAGGACATAAATAGCGGTGCGGTAATTGAAAATGCAAGAGTATATATTGAAGCGGGTTCCGGAGGTGATTTGCCAGCTGGTACTGAAATCATTAACGAACTCACTAATGCTTCCGGAATAGTCACTGAAAATATCGATTATTCGAGCAATCAGCCTATTGTGGGTGTAGTGCGAAAAGGTAGTTCTTCGCCTTATTATAGGAGCACTCCTATATCGGGTACAGTAACAAGCAGTGGGTTTACTGCAACGATTTTAATGATTCCAGATGAATAATACGCAATGGGAGTACTAAAGGTAGAAACGTTCGATGTTAATGTATCCAGTAATGGACAGACTCATACTCTGACCAATACTGTGGTGCTGAACAATGCCTTTGTGCGTATCAATAACTGGAGGGATATGTCTGGAGGGCCGACGGGTTCTACTGGAAACGAAGGGCCGGACGCTCTTTCTGTTTTGGCTAAGTTGAATTCTACTACTCAGATTGTCTTCAATATTACGAAAGGATCAACTTCACAACAAAAAGTCATAGGTGAGGTTTGGCGTTATACCGGGAGTAGTGGTGGGCCTGACGAGTTTATTGTACGAGGCAGATATACAATGGCTCTTGGAGCGAACGTGGAAAATACCTCAACCGCTGTATCCGGTATTTCAGATCGTAATAAGTGTGTTTGCTTTATTAATGGTAAGGATACGGGTCAAAATAGCAACACTCTTTGGCAAGAAGCGGGAGCGATTGCTTATATCGATTCTTCGGATAATCTGGTTGTTTCAAGGCAAGATGACAATGGGGCTGCGATAGATGTTCAAGTTACAGTAGTTGAATTTACTGGTGCTAATTGGACAGTTGGATATTATAGAGGTGGTTTTTCAACTGGTCAGAAAACATTGGTAAACGATTCCCAAGGAACAGGCGGCAGTACTTTTTCTGTTCCCTCTTGGAGTAAGGCCATGATTGTCCAAAATCAACAAGAAGGGGATAGTGGAAGCAATACCGCAATTGAAGATCGATCCCATGCCGCAGCAGCTGGTTCTGATGTTACAAAGGTAAGCGTAGAGATTGATTCTACATCTGCCAATAATGGTGACATATTCATCTATGTACTGTGTCATCCGGCCATGAGTACAGCAAGGACAACTGCAAGTAAGTCAATTCCAAACAATGGAAGCTATGATACAAGTCTAACAGTTCCGCAGACGCTTGCTGATGTTACTGAAGGTGCTTTGGAGTGGACGGGGTTTTCTGAAGGAGGAGGAACGGCTCATGCCCGTGGAGCATTGTCAGCATATATGAGTAGTGCTTCTCAAATTAGCACATGGGTACACCGTAGCGGTAATACCGGAACTTATTGGTATGGTGTTGCTGATTTTGGAAACATAAATGGAACTGCATACATTAAAATTGACAGTGTAGATGGTGATAATATTGTAAGCAATTCCCAAACCAATGTAATTATTATAGGACAAGATTTTGAATCTTCTCAAGGTTCAGGAAAGGTAGAACTTGTAGAGAACGATGATTATACAGGAACAAAGGTCACTCAGTCGGTAGATTCGTGGTCAGATACACAAATTCAGATAGATATAGTTGCGGGAGCGTTGGCTGATTCTTTATGTTTTCTTTTTGTCACAAACGATTCGTCTGATGTTGGTTTTATAGCCGTACAGGTGGGCATTCCACCTGAATCGTATTCTGATGTTGTGATCAACTTAACAGGAGGAACTCCGGATCATTGGTGGAAACTTCAGAATGATTTTGATGATGATGGTTATTCTGCGGACAATAGACCGATGACTCAGAGCGTAGTTGGCACTCATGAATTTGATACTTCCCCTGAACTTGTAAGGGGAGAAACATACGCTTTGCGTTTTGACTCAAATACAGATAGTAGGCGGATTAGTGATGTGGATGACATGAATTCACAAACTCAAACGGCAAGGAGTTTTGGAACATGGATATGCTTTAATACCATCCAAAAATCACTTAACTGTTTCTATAATGAGGGCGGATCAGTAAATAACCTTGCTTTTATAATGGGAGTAGGAAATAAGCTATTGGCTCAGTTTGCAGATACAGGAGATGATAATGTTCATGTATACTCAGACTTCGCACTTGATATAAACAGGCCGTATTTCATTGTATTCGCATTTGATTATGGAGGTGATCAGGAATTTAAGTTCTGGATTGATGCAATAAAGCAAAGTGCAGATAACGGAAATCCACTTACCTCAACTAATCTGGATGCTCATGTAGGCGATGTGGTATTTGGCAAGCCTGAGACTAACCTTGAAGTATTTGGCACTGACATTACATTTGATGGAAACGAGTATATGTGGTCAGCTCATTGGTTCAGCTTTACAAGGGAACTTAGCCAAGCAGAACTTACTGAATTGTTTGAAAAGGGAGCTCCTGCGAAGTACACAATTGAAAGTGATACGGAAGCCAATATGCAGTCTGATATTGATGCCTTGGCTGATACAGAAATCGAAAATTATCCTATTGGAATATTATTTGATAAATGCACTGCCGGGGATTTCGAGATTGAGTTTGATAATATAACCTTTGATTCGAGATGCACTTGTGAAATAGCATATCATGGAACAGGGATATTGACAATCGTAAAGACAAATGGAACAGAGATTGATACGGATAAAATAAGTACTCCCTACGGAGGGACGGTGAACATTGTAGAATCACTCCCCGTAAAGCTGACCGCTCTTAATGCAACTACTCAGGCTACAATACAGGGAGCGAGGGTATTAATGCTTGCTGATTCCGGAGGCGATCTTCCTTATGAGGATTCGGTTTCGATTACCCGAAGCGGATCAACGGCCACGGTAAGCCATAGTTCTCATGGATTACAAACAGGGCAGAAGGTTCTTATTGCAGGGGCCAATCAAAGGGAATACAACGGTGTTCAGACAATAACTGTAACAACTGCCGACGCTTATACCTTCACTGTTTCCGGAACTCCCGCAACACCAGCTACGGGAACGATAGTATCAACTTGTGCGATTATAAGCGATGTCACGGACGTAAACGGTGAAGTTTCTGTGAACCTGCGATATTCAAGCGATCAACCGGTATCGGCCAGATCGAGAAAGTCATCAAGTTCACCATTTTATCAACCTGGGACGTTTACTGGAACTATTAATAATACAGGATTGGACGCAACTATTTACATGATACCTGACGAATGACAGTGGATTTTCCAAATAGGATCATTGATGTTCCGCAATCAGATTTAACGCTGGTTTCTGGAACCTTGTATACTTATGGAACTAACAGCAAGTTTCGTTCTGATCTTATGGCCATAATGGATAATGAAGAAGCTATTGTGTTTAAACAAGCGTACGAACACACAGCCGGGACAACCATTGCCGGAGTGGCTTATGCACCGTTCATTAAAATTATAAATTCTTATCAAGTTCGGTTTGAGGACGGTCAGTATACTGTTGTATTGGAAGAATCAAACAATGACATCTGGGATGTAGAAAATGGAATTTTGTTTCAGAATCAGGTCCAGGTCATCCCAACCAATTCAGCTGGTTTGATCACTGTGGTGCAGGGATCCGGGGTGACTGAGCAAGATAAGACAGATATTGCTAACAAAGTGTGGGATAAAGAACTACCATAATGACAACGGGAGAACTATTAGTACAGATGTCTACACTGTCCACCGGGACAGCGTTGGAGCATTTCACCAACATTGACTATGGTGGCGGTGGAGGCATTGGTGCTGATGATGCCACAGATTTTATGGAACAAAAAGTGGTAGAGCTATTATTTATGAACCTTGATTTTGCTGGGATTGGCGATCAATCAGGTTTAAGGGGTTCGGCGATTGAGGGGAATTTCTACATAGCTTTACTTACTGGGGATCCTGGTGAGATAGGGGACCAAGGGCTTGAAGCAAGCTACTTAGGTTATACCAGGGTCCCCATCATAAGAGGGGCTTCCGGATGGGAGTATAAAAGCGGGGGAGCGAAGAACATCCCGGTGGCAACATGGCCACCAAATCAGGGGCCTGAAGTGACGATCACCCATATAGCAGTGATGGATTCATTGCAGGGAGGAAATATGCTGTTCAAAAAGGAATTGCCTTTACCACTGGATATCCCCACCGGTGACCAGGCTCAGATCAGTTACAATCAGTTGACGGTAAAAATGAACTAACATGGCAATAGTAAACATATCAGGTACCATTAACAGCTCGTTTACAACGTCTGGTGTGTTAGCCAACGCAGCACAGGCAGCCGGAGATGCTGTTTTTACCATAGATCTAAGGCCCACCAACCCGATCATCATTGTGCAGGATAACCTGGACTATGGCGTTCTTGGATGGAATATCAACGATGTTGTGGCCACGATCATACTGGCAGGCCCGGAGGGAGAGATATATCGGAACGAAGATTTTAACAGCCCCGATATCGTGCCGGCCACCAGCAGATATTTGAACAAGACGATTACCCTTCCCCTGGATCCCCTGACGGATTATACCAACATCCTGAAAGGGAACTATACCCTGAAGATCTCATGGTACAACAGTGTTTTGGATGAGTATTACAATTTCCTGGACACTTACCAATATGATTTCGATCCTCCAACGATTGCCAACACCACTGTTTCAGGACCATACACAGGGGTTCTGACATCAACAGACACCACGGAATATGGAAACAATGTCCATCAGATTATCCGTGAACACCGGATAGCGTATCCGGATGAGCTTCCCACACCCCCAGCGGATGTGGTAAGTTCCAACGCTGAAGTACAGGTGACCCCGATCTACACGAATGAATGGACGATTACCATCAGCTCGTTTGTGGAATATCGCAACCCCGATACTTTAAGGATTTACTGGGATGGATCCGGTGAGTTCACCCATTGCGTGTACGGGGGATGTATAGGGGCGATGTATGATGTTATCGAAACCATGCTCCTTACCTACAAGGAGGCGATGGCTTGCAACCTGAACAACCAGGAGTTTTACCAAAAACGCCTTGTCATCCTCAACACAGCATGGCACCTGCTCAATGAAGCATATTGGTCCGGTGATGCTGAGGAAGCCGACAAACAATCTTACATCATACAGGAGATGGTTGAATACACCGGTGATGGCATCTGCGGAGGCGTGTCATCGGAGTTAGTGACCCCATGCCCACCATGGACCGGTGGAGGCGGTGGAGGCACATATACCTTCTCAAATGGCCTCACAGAGGGTGCCGGGAATGTGGTTTGGGGCGGCATACTTGAGGAGAACACCTCAATTCTCATGGTAGGCTATGAAGTCTTGTTCTCCGGATCCGATGCTGGACAAACGGTAAGCCAGAGCATTTCCGCCTCCGGAGGCATTGTGCAAAAAGCCAGCGATGGATCCACGGAGGGACAGGTTGAGGTCACCGATTCATCCGTAACCCTTCAGGTGCGAGACATTGGCACCCCGGCCAACACCAGGGGATATGAGATTACAGCAACCGGCCTCATAGAAAAGGGTGATTATAAGGCCGGCTATGTTGACCGGCAGCTGGTGGCCAAAGACTACGTTGATTTATTATTTGCAGGGGCGGCAACATACACCTTTGAGAACGGGCTTACCAACACAACAGGAACAGTTCGTTTAGGGGGTGAATTAACACAAGCGACAACAATACCCGTTGGGACTCACTCATTAACCCTTGCCGCTGCTGATGTGGATACTGCAACTGAACTGTATTACGATGCTAATAGGATACGGCTCACGGCCCACTCTGGCCCCGTCATTGACTATCTTAGTCCAGCTTGTCAGATAACGGCTCAATCTGTTGCAGCTGGTTCAACTGCAAGTATGTATGTTCAGGACGCAACGGGAGATTATATATTATTCCGGGTTTCATCCAATTTCGGAACATTTTTAGAGGATCTTCTTTTTGAAAAAGGCCTTGCGTATGAAGCTGATTATTCTACCAACGGAATCACTGATGACAGATGGATCCCTGATTATGGAGCAGTAAAAGCGTATGCAGACAGTGTTGCTGGCGTAACGGTATTTACTGGATTAGGCGATACACCTACTGATTATACAGGATTTGGCAGCTACTTCGTGCGAGTAAAGCCAGCCGAAGATGGGTTGGAATTTGTTGCAGCAGCCTTTGTGCCGGTCACCGGGGGAACATTCACCGGGCCGATAACAATCCAAACATCCAATGACCGGCCATTGACTATTCGGCAGGTGGGAGCAGGATCTTTCCCGGGAACGCCCGAGGGAGGAACAAACCTTATCTCCTTCCAAGACAACGATGGTGACGAGCAGGGTTATGTGGGCATCGATGCTTCCGGTAACATGGTACTCAGATCATGGGTCACAGGCGGCAATGTGCTTATTGAGGACAACCTGGATGTAAACGGGGATATCACCCCCACCGGAGATCTGTATGTTGACGATATATACGAGCGCACAGGCGGGCATGGGATATCCATGCACGGAGAGAAGGTGACACTGGAAGATGGGATGTATCTGGATCAGTATGGGGGAGCCATATTAGCTGGAAGTGATTTTAATGATCGTTCTTCAAGGACAGATAATGTAATTAAAGATTTTTCATTTACTATTCCTCATTACGATACGGATGAAGAAGATGTTGGAGTTTTTAGCGCAACTTCTGGTACTACCAGCAATTTCGTTGCAATTGGAGGAAATAATACCTATAATACACTTACTGAAATCCGGTTCAATTTAGCTGATGATCAAACTACTTTATCTGGAACCCAGGTAGGTACATTCACTACCGCCGGACTCCAATTACTCAATGCTGCCGAACTGGATCAGTATGGGGAAAAGATATTGGTTGGAGGGGATATTAACGACTATACGGCAAGAACAGACTCAACTTTTAAAGATGGTCATGTAGCGGTTCCACATTACACTAATGCGGAAGAGCCCATGTTATTGATCAGGGGTGCTGTAGGCCCTTCAAGTTCCGCAATTTATATAGGGGGTGACAGTTCTTACAATGCCCCGATGAACATTCGTTTCTATACTGCAGCTGATACAACAACCCTATTAGGTACTCAGATAGCTTTTATTGATATAAATGGTTTTTACGTAGACACCATCGGAGAACTGACAGCTGCTGCCGGAGTAACGATCAATGACGAGGTGTATATGCCCACCATCGGGGGATCCGGAACAGGGACCTCCATTGTGTATTACAACAGGTCCACTGGGGAGCTGACATACGGGGATGCACCAAGCGGAACCTCTGATGTATCGGTAACCAACCAGGGAGACAACAGGGTTGTAACCTCAACAGCCACAACAGATGTGCTGAATGCTGAGGAAAATGTACTGTATGATGGGACATCGCTGACGTTGCTTAACGGTGTATTTCTTGATCATTATGGAGACTATCTTGTTCTTGGCAGTGACTTTCCATCAGGAGGAGGGAGAACGGATGCAACAGCAAAGCTAGGGGCGATCACGTTTCCTCATTATACTAATTCTGAAGAAAATGTTGTAGGGCTTTCAGTTGTAGTTGACGGTACAAATAGCCGCCTATATATAGGAGGTGGCAACACGGCTAAAAACGCTGTTACCGAAATAAGACTGGTTACGGCAGCCAACAATACCACTTTGACCGGAACTCTTACCGCATTAATCGATATTGACGGACTTCATGTAAACGCCATCGGAGAGCTGACAGGGGCCGCAGGGGTAACGATCAATGACGAGGTTTACCTTCCCGGTATCGGAGGCACCGGCACCGGCACTTCCATCCTGTACTACAACAGAACCACAGGTGAGGTAACTTATGCTGATGAGGGTGCAGGCTCTATGGTATACCCTGCAGCCGGCATCGCTGTTTCCACCGGATCGGCCTGGGATACATCGATCACCGATAACAGCACCAACTGGAACACAGCATATTCTCACTCACAGGTTACTTCTGGCAACCCCCACCAGGTAGCATGGACGGAGCTGACAGGGGTGAGAAGCGGAATAACACTTTCCGGATTTGATGATGACCTCACCTACGGCTCATCCAATGTGTCCGTGGCCAACCAGGGGGACGATAGGCTTATCACAGCCACAGGGACCACTGATGCCCTGAACGCTGAACAGTATGCCACCTTTGATGGATCCGCGCTGACACTCCTCAACGGTGCCGAACTGGATCAGTATGGATTCTCCGCAATAATAGGGGCTGATACGGCTGGCGGTTTTACATCACGAACTGACGCTGTAGCAAAAGGAGGGATGATAGCTGTTCCTCATTATAATACAGCCGAAGAAAATACTATTTTAATTTATGGGTACAATAATAGCGGGGGGAATGCTGTAAACATCGGTGGTGGTAACGGTTTAGGAAATGCAGCAACGGGTGTCGGCTTTTTTACAGCAGCGAATACTACAACTACCTCTGGAACGCTAACGGCATTCTTAGATCCTACAAGTTTGACGCTATACAATGCTGCCGAACTGGATCAGTATGGGGTTTACATAAAAGTTGGCAGTGATGCTGGGTCATACACAGCCAGAACAGATGCTACAATAAAAGCCGGGGGCGTTGTTGTGCCTCATTACACGAATGCTGAAGAAGATGTTGCCGTAAGTCTAGTCTCATCAACGGCAACGACTAATGTGATATTTTACGGAGGCGGTGCTGCTGATTTAAACACTGTCACAAGACATGCTTTCTATACGGCAGCTAATAACACAACTACTACTGGTACGTTAACAGCTGAGATTACTCCAACTAATTTGACGCTATACAACGCTGCCGAACTGGATCAGTATGGTCTAACTTTAAAATTAGGTGCTGATTTATCGGATCATTTAGCCAGAACAGACAACACAGCTAAAAATGGTTTAATAACTGGACCTCACTATGACAATGATGAAGAGGATATACTTACTATAGGGCACCTTGTTAATGATACGTCAAATCAAGTTTTTATCGGAGGGGGTAGTGCCCTGCATAATACAGCAACATTAATTTCATTTTGGACAGCGGGTGATCAAACAACTACGGTAGGGAGTAGAGCTGGTACATTTGATTCTATTGGGTTAAATGTAAACAACATTTCCGAACTCAACACTGATGACGGAGTAACCATCAACGATGAGGTTTACCTCCCAGGTATCGGAGGTACAGGCACCGGCACATCGATAGTGTATTTCAATCGCACAACGGGCGAACTTACCTATGGAGATGCGCCTACTGGAACATCAGATGTTTCCGTCAACAACCAGGGCGATAATCGTGTAGTAACCTCAACGGCCACTACAGATATATTGAACGCAGAGCAGTACATGACCTTTGATGGCTCTACTCTCCAGTTACTCAACGGTGCTGAGTTGGATCAGGTTGGGTTTGTCGCGAAAATAGGGGCAGATTTACCGGGGTTTGCTTCAAGAACTGATAATACATTAAAATGGGGAGGTATTGTATTTCCACATTATTCTTTATCTGAGGAGGATGTCGGAGGTTTATATGTTTCTTCTGGCAGTACGGCAAATTTGATGCTTTTGGGAGGGGGCAGTGCCCTTGCGAATACAGTAACAGGAATTAATTTTTATGTGGCAGCTAATAACACAACTACTACTGGTACGTTAACAGCTGAGATTACTCCAACTAATTTGACGCTATACAATGCTGCCGAACTGGATCAGTATGGGAAGAAGATAAAAGTTGGAGGTGATAATAACGACTGGACAACCAGGACCAATTCAACCGTTAAGACTGGGGCATTAGTAGGGGTGCACTATACCAATGCGGAGGAGGATGTAGCTCTTATTCGATACGGAAGTCAGATCTCAACCAGCACCCTCAGCTTAGGAGGCGGTGATCCAGCCCTGAATGCTGTTACCGGCATCGGGCTTTGGGTAGCGTCCGACAACACGACACTGGGCGGCACCTTGAGGGCGGCAGTTTCAAACGATGGCCTTGAAGCGGATGTGCTCTTAGAGCTTACAACTGACGCAGGGGTGACTATTCGTGATGAAGTATACCTCCCAGACATCACAGGAACAGGCACCGGCACATCGATCATTTATTACAACCGCACTACTGGTGAACTCACCTACGCTGATGCACCCTCTGGTGGTGGAATGGTGTATCCAGGTGCGGGAATAGCCCTCTCCACCGGATCAGGATGGGACACCTCAATCACGGATAACTCTGCCAATTGGAACACCGCTTATTCCCATAGCCAAATTACCACAGGGAATCCTCACAGCATTGGATATGCAGATATCACGGACTTCAACACCGGAGTAAGCACTTATGAGACATCTCATGCTGATGTTATTGTTGATGGTGACTTTACCGCCAATGGGCTGATGCGAAGAACTGCAGCTGGGGTATATGATACAATCACAGATAGCTCTTCAAACTGGGATACAGCATACTCACACAGCCAGATCACCACTGGAAACCCGCATTCAATTGGGTATGCTGATATCTCAGATTTTAATACCGGTGTAAGCACGTATGAAACCTCACACTCTGATGTGGTGGTAGATGGTGATTTTGGTTCAAATGGTATTTTAAGGAGAACGGCTGCAGGGGTATATGGATCTCTCACAGGTTCAGGCAGTGTTGATACTGTGGAAACAACCCTCACGGACGATGATACCCACATACCCACATCAGGCGCTGTGTTTGCCGCAATTGGCGCAGCAACGGTTTACACCTTTGATAGCGGTATCACTGAGGCCGGAGGCAATGTAGATTGGGGCGGAACTTTAAGCACAGACGTTACAATCAACGGAGGTAATATTTATGGGATTACGTTTGGAACCTACGGTAGTAATCAGCAAATTCAATACTTTAATGTTTCCTCCGAAGATGATATACTAATACAAGCCCAATTTAGCGTTTCATCTTACGGATATCTTCACATAAGCCCTTATAATGATCCAGAAATAAACTTAGTTTGTGTGTTTACTGATCCAAAAGGATTCCATATCGGGGCAGATAATTTTACTGTATATGACGAGCAGGATCTCATTGGGATGGTTTATAATGCCAATTATTCTGCCGCGGGCAGTTCCCTTGATCGATGGATCCCCGACTGGGCGGCAGTCAAAGGTTATGCAGACACAGCGGCTTCTTCTTATTACACATTTGATTCTGGACTTACTGAGGTTGCAGGTAATGTAGACCTGGGAGGCGCACTTACTAGCAGTGTAGCTTTTAGTGGAACAAGCAGAACATTTTATGTTGGAACGATTGGCGCTTCTAGTTATGTACAAAGTTTTGGGGCTTTGTCAGGAACTAATTCAACTCTTTATTCTGGCGGGCTTACCGCTATTGGATGGGTAAACTCTGTTTCCGGACCACCTAGTACAGTTAAAAATATACAGTTTGATGTCGATGCGATAACAGTAACGGATACTGAAGATTCAATTGGATTTCAATATGCAGATGATTATTCTACTGTGGGAACTACACTGGATCGGTGGATACCCGACTGGGCGGCAGTCAAAGATTACGCTGATGGCGTTGCAAATTCAGCATGGACAAGGACCGGCACCAATTTAAGTCCAACAAATCCAGGGGATGACATCCTTTTGGCCAATACCACTGAAAGAATAACCTTTGGTGACGGTGATACCTATATTTTTGAATCAGCAGCTAACAGTATCAATATAACGTGTAATAGTGGTACTGCGTTATTGGTGGGAGCTTTATCAATACGGCCATACCTGAATGTGATCCCAAATGCAACTAAAACATTGGAGTTAGGATCAAGCTCATATTATTGGAATAACGCCTATGTGAACAGGCTGTATGTAGACAGCGCCTCTGTATATATCGATGTAGACGGGACCGAAATGGAGTTGACAGATAGTACGGGATCCTACACGTTGTCCGACCTCGCTGGTGGAAGCGGAGACGTAACAGCATCCGGAACCCTTACTGATAATTATTTGATCGTAGGTAATGGCACCACAAGTATATCTGTTGCTGATGCGACAATCAATTTCAATGCTCAGAATGCAACAAACGTAGGCAGTTTAACATTAAACAATAACAGAGGTATTTTCCCAGGATCAACCCCAGGCTCTCTTGGTTCACCGACATTTCCTTGGAGTTATGTCGTAACAAATAGTTTACAGGCAAAACAAAGTATTGATACCTCAGCAGGGGGGAATTTGACAGTAGCAGGAGGTGATAGCGCAGGGGGAAATGGCGGGAACCTGTATTTAAAGAGAGGCTTGGCCCTTACCGCCGGAACGGATGGTCAGATATATTTTGGAACCGGTTCTGCAGGACATCTTGAAGCAAAGGGATCGGAGACAAACGTGGTTTATTACAACACCACATCCGGACTGCTTACCTATGGTACAGCAGGCGGTGGGGCCTGGGATGTGACTTCTAATGTAATTACCCCAGCCACCTCTGGCGATGATATAAGACTGGCTGATACTGAGCATTTAGAATTTGGAGCCAATACTGTTTGGATTCAAGGCAGTAACACGCCTGGATATATTTATTTTTACGGAAGTAGTAATCGACATTTGGGTATAGGGGCAGGTGGTATTTGGCCCTATTATAGCATTATCCCAAGTTCAGGCGCAGGTGGTGATGTGAATCTTGGGAATGCTGGGTATCCTTTTGATGACATATTTGTAGACACCATACACATCACCAGCATCAATACAACAGCGGGTGATTATTACCTTACTTATGACAGCACTACCAACGAGGTAAGAAGAGGGGCTTCTACTTCTGATATCCGGTTGAAAAATTACGAGTGCGTCATCTCTAGCGCAACACAGAAGGTGATGGCCCTTGAAGGATTCCTGTACAGCTTAAACGAACAAGGACAGATAGAAACGGGCCTGGATGGTAGCATGAGAGCCGGCCTGTCAGCTCAAGATGTCCAGGCAGTGTTGCCAGAGGCTGTAAGGAAACTTGGCCAAACTGATTATCTAAACATAGATTATGACGGAGTGGTTGCCTTGCTGGTCAATGCTGTAAAAGAGCAACAATTAGAGATAGAAGATCTTAAAAGCAAACTTAATATAGTGTAACTTTATATGATTATTAACCAACAACATCAATTACTATGAAAAAGAAAGATTTGTACACATTCAGGCAAGGGCTGAACATGGCAAGATTTGAACATCCCAGGGTAACCTATGCAGTTAACAAGAACAAACGCTTGGTGAAGGATGAGATTGAGGACATGGAATTGACCATCAAGATGTCAGAAGAGATGGAGAAATTCAAAAAAGAACGGGAGGAGTTGGCCAAAAAGCATTCCGTGAAGGATAAGAAAGGGGAACCTGTGCTGAAAAGGACCCCGGGGATCGATCCTGGCACGTTCCAGATGATCTACGACATTGAGGGGCAGGATGACGAGGCAAGCGCATATCGGAAGGACCTGGCCAAACTGGAAAAGAAGTACAAGGAGGAGATGGACAAGCATGATGACAAGGTGAAGAAGTACAATGAGGAATTTATTGAAGATGACACCGATTTCAAACCCTTCATGGTTCCTCTCTCTCTGATGGAGGCGCACGAAAAATGCCCCCAAAATGTAATGGACCTGATCTTTTGGATGGTGGATGACACAAAATAACAATTGATTATGACACTTTTTGAACAATGGGAACTGATAAATTACATTGCCGACAAGGATTATGAGGGTAATGTGATAACACCTGACAGGTTTGCGCAGCTGGTAAAGGTTGCAAATATGGACCTGTTTAAGGTAAAGATGGGGCTTCCGGAAGATTATCAGCTGGGCGCTCCCATATCTCGTCAATACCTGGATGCTACCCAAAGGCTGACTGATGAAACCAGGTTCCTGAAAAAAAGAGTGGCTGCACAAGCCGTAGCGGGTGGTGTGGTGGCCTACCCAGTAGACTATTTTGGGTTTGATGCCATGCGCTACGGATATCAACGACAGGTCGATGGATCGCCAAAGGTCCTCTGGAAGCCCGTAGAGAGCCTTACAGAGGACGAATATTCTGACAGGTCCGGGAACTTCACCAAGGAGCCAACGGCCAAGAATCCGGCCTGTGTGATGCGTAGCGATGGCATTTATGTGTACCCCACATCCATAGCGCAAGTTGATTTCGCCTATATCAGGTATCCTCTGGATCCGGTTTTCGATTATGTACAGGAAACAGGATATATCACCGAGGGGGCATCACCGGTTGAATATGAATGGCCTCAACACCTACACCGGGATCTCACGATGATGATCCTCAGTTATATTGGAATAAACATCCGTGAGCAACAATTGGAGCAATATGCTGAACAGCATAAGGCTCAAGGAGTGTAACTTAAACATGATATCATGGCAAAAAAACCGAAGCGCGGAAGCGGCGCATTGACAGGAGCTAAGGGCAGGAGGAAAGCTGCCCGGATGGAAGTGAAAAAGAAGGGACGCTACTCAAAGGACTATGGAATGCCCCCTGGCAATTACATCAAGACCAGGACGGGAAAGAAAGTGCAAAGGAAGAAACCGCCTAAAAGCATGAAGTGATGGGGTGCAGGAAGAAGAAAATGGGCAAGGCGATGAGATCGTCAAAGCCCAAGGCAACTGGCTACAAGAAGTCAGCACGCAAGGTGATGAAAACAGGTAAGAAGAAATAGTCATGCCTGCAAAACTTGAACGGTGCGTCAAGAAGGTGCGGAAATCCGGGAAGAGTAAATCAAACGCCTACGGGATCTGCGTCAAAAGCACCGGTATTAAGCGGAAAAAAGGCGGTGGCTGGACCAAAGGGAAAACCAGTAAAAAGAGGAAGAAATGAGAAAGATACATTTAATCGAATTGGTGCAGGATTACCTGGCCGGGGGTGATGCTCCGGACGATGTGAAGGGCAGATATCACCCTGAGATCATTTCAAACCTGCTTGCACTTGGCTACAACTCCGTTGTCATGGCAACATACCTAGAGGGTAAGATGCACAGCGATTATAGTGTGTTGGATGCTTGGGCTCTGAACCATGATGTAAATATTGTTAATGATCGGGCGTTGTTACCATATCCTCCGGTACAGTTGCCAAATGGCATGGGGATCCTGCAGGTGTCTGCCGGCACAGATCTCACAAACACCTTTGCGTACAGGGAGACAAACGCCAATTCGGTTTTCAACGCCCTGGATGTGGGGCAGGTTAGCAATAAGCCGACCTTTTATCTTGAGAAAAACGCCGGGACGGAAATCAATTCCCACGTATTAGTCCTGGGCCAGGTGCCTGATGGTTGTTCAGCTGTCAAGGTTAAGATGATTGTTCCTTTTGACCAGGTTGATGATTTTGAAACGATCTCCGTCCCTGCCGGCAAAGAGGAGCTGCTTATCCAGGCCGTGATCGGCTTGTTGAGGGAAAAGCCAGGGGAGGACACTATTAATGACAATAAAGCCAATCAGCGATGAGTACAGAAAATCCAAAAATTCAAGGGACAACCACTATCAATTATGTGGTTATGAGTGTTCTCAATAGGCTCAGGGACTATTCAATGAGGCATTATTCCTTCCTGGAACAGATAGTTATCGAAGGATATTCAGATCTCAACTTATGGCACCTGGACAATATTGAGGTGGTTTATCTGCGAATGTCTGAGGCAAAGACTGTTGATGTTCCTGCAGACTTTGTTGATTGGCTAAAAATAGGCATTCCAATAGCCGGCAAGCTGAGGGTGCTTACCAATCATAAGCAGATATTGTTTCCCCGAACATTTGTTGATGGAGAGGAGGTTGGGAATACCGATAGCAATATTTCTTCATTTACGGAAAACCTTTATTTCACTGAGCATACAAGGAACGGTCAGTTTGTGGCCGGCCTTTATGGTATGCCCGGGGCAGATCAGGCTTTTTATCGATTTGACAGGGAAAAGAGGACGATCATATTCTCCGGATCCATCCCCAGGGCAGAGATAGTCCTGGAATATATCTCCACTGGTGTAAAGCTGCAAGGCACAACGGTCATCCCCCGGGAAGCCGTTTCAGCATTAAGGGCCTATGCCTTCTGGCAATTGATCGAAAACGACTCCAAAGTATCAGCCACAGAGAAGGAAAGGAAAAAGGCTCAGTATGAAGAACAGGTTCATGCCCTGGACTTCTTCCAAAGCGCATTTACGGCAGATGAATACCGCAGGCACGTTTATAAGCACAGCAGGCAAACACCGAAACGATAATGCAACAGAGAGAAGATATCATACCCATAGGTGGCCTTAACACCGATGACGATCCCAGGCACTTTGAGCAGGGAGATTATGAGGAATTACGAAACCTACACACCAGCCCAACACAGGAGCAAGGAGATGGGGGATTGTTATCTTCTGTCAAATCACACTTAGCACTCACCCTTCCAAACATGGGAGGGACAACAACCAACTGGCTCCACCTGGGGATAGCGAAGGATGAGGAGAACGACAGGGCATATATCCTGGCTTATGGCGAGGTATCAAGCGTTGGGCAGTTTGTGATCATCAAGCACGATATCTTGAACAACACTTTCAAGATAGTGTTCCAGGGACTTGCTGCCACATGGAATATAAAAGCATGGGACTCAGACAAACAGAAGTTTTACAACCCACGGATCGTTGATGGCCGGCTAATCTTCACTGACAACGTGAATGACATACGGCAGATGGATATGGAGAAGATGGAGAGAACGTGGGATGCAGGGATTGATTCAGCGGTTTCTTACTGGGAGGCGGCTTATGCCAACAGCCCCGGATATTCAGCCGGTGATTTCATCTATTACCTGGACTATGTTTATGAGGTCCTGCAAAGCACAACGGGTGTTTCTACCACTCCCGACCTGGCCCCTACCTATTATGATCCTATTGAGTTGGTGGTTGATGTATACCTGGATCCCGTGGATCCAAACAACTTTACACTTGCCGCACTACCCCCGTTGATTGCCGCAACAGCAGAATATCTTCCAACACCATCGGTGGCTGTAAATCAGCTGAAAGGAAAGACATGGCAGTTCTCTTACCAGTATATCTACATGGATTACAGGAAGAGTACATTTGCCCCTCCGAGCTTTGTGCCGGCACCTTCGCAAGAAGAAACGGTCTTTGGCGATCCGGAAACAGACCCCGCACACAACAACACGATTCGGTTACAGGTCAATACCGGCAACGAGCAAGTCAGATCGATTCGTATAGTGGCCAGGACATCAGAGGATCCCTCAACCTGGTTCATCATCGATGAGATTTATGTAGTCAATGACAAGAATTACAGGATACTGCCAGCAAATGAGGCGCTGTATGTGTATTTCTATAATGATAAAGCCGGTGCCGTTGTCCCCTCAGCTGATGTTTTCAATCTGTTCCATTATGTTCCCATCCGGGCAAAACACATGGAGCTGATCGAAGGGAACATACTGGCTTTTGGGAATATCACAGAGGGATATAGCAGGATAGGATCCCAGGTAGACATTGATCTTTCATGGGAGGACCTGTCAGGGATAACCTTTCAAACTGTCAACCTCAACGTCCTGGATATTGCCAGGTGGGTGAGTGAGGACATATTTGATTTCCTGCTCAGATTCACCCTTCCAACAACAAACCCGGGCGCTTGTGAGTTCAAGGTCAGAATAAAATTCCAGTCATCAGACCCATGGACCACAGCCTCATACGTCTACAATGGGACGGATTCATATCCGTCAGCAGCCGTGGCCGGCATCAGTGGAGCTGTCAACACGGTATGGGCTGGGGAGGTAGATACCTGCTTCACACCATCTGCATACACCTTCTGCGCCTTTCCAAGACAGGCATCTACATTCAACAGGCCCTATGTGTTATGGGAATATGAGTTCTTTTATGAGAGAAACAGCGTCACCTATGTAGATAAGGTGCCAATGCTCAAGACGGGCGCTACACACGCCTGGGCCATCATCTACCGGGATATTGTAGGGAGGATCACACCGCTGATCGGGACAGATGAGATGACAACATACATCCCATTTCCCACCGAGAACACATCAAGCAATGTGGGTCGTAAGCCCATAATCACTTTTGAGTTAAATCATTTACCCCCTCCACAGGCAGCCAGCTACGAGATCGTGTATGCAGGCAACAAGTCTACCTCATGGCACCTACAGCTGTTGGGATATAATTTTGCACAGGGTAAAAAGAACCATACAGACTCATCCGCCTTTGTGTCCTGGGATGAATACTTCCGATTGAGGATCAAGAAGGCGCAGGCCAACACCAGGGATAACCTTTTAAACTGGTCTGTTGAGGAATATGTGTGGGAGAAAGGAGACAGGATCCGGATCATCGGGAAGGTCAGCGGAGCGGGAGTGCTTACAGAGATCAACGACGCGATTTACGATGTGGAGATAATGGCCGTGTTTACTGATTATGAACAGGCAAGCACAATAGGTGACGATCCGCATGATAGCACGGAGATCCAGAGTGAATGGATATACTTCCCGGTTAATGATAATCTACCATCCTTTGTTCCCTCCACAGCTGGGCCTCCTAATGCCTGGCCAGATAACCTGTTGGTGGAGATCTACAGGCCCTTCACTACAGAGTCGAACTTGTATTTTACCACCGGAATGACATTTGAGATAGGGACTGACATCTATGGGAACAAGTTTCACAAAGGTAATGTTGATCAGGTCCTGACTGCCGGCGGCCAGCCATCAACGCCCGCTTCCGTGGTCAACACATCACACGATAATTGGAAATACCTCCGGAACTTCCGGAACGTAGATGACGATGTGAACTTTGCTATATGGGTAGAGAGCCAGTATGCCTCTGATTTTTACTTCACCAATCAGCTCACATCCCAGGGAAACCCAATCCCCGATATCGATAGCCAGCAGCAAAATGTTCTGACAAAGAGACTGAGACATGGAGGGAAAGTGAACATAGGATCTCAGCTGAACCAGATAGCGGAGTTTGAGTTTGACGATTACCTGGATCTCAAAGATGAATATGGGCCTATTGAGAGCATGAGGCTCGTAGGATTCGTTTTAAAGGTCTTACAGTACACCAAGCCTGTAAGTATATACATAAGCCGGCAAGAGTCCTTTAAAGCCTCTGGTGAGGCTCAGTACCTATTTACAGACAAAGTATTTGGATCAGTGCGTCCTGCAATGGAGAATTACGGGACAAGGCATCCGGATAGTGTCATAGTCCATGACCGTCACCTGTACTTTTGGGACGAGGGAGAGGGAGCCGTTATCAGGGACGCGGCAAACGGCATTGAGGTGATCAGTGACAGGAAGATGAAAAGGTATTTCATCGATAAGGCAAATGCCCTGAAAGCCTATGGTGATCAACATAACGTGTGGGTTCAGTTTGGATATTCAAAGGTGACAGATGAGTTGTTCTGCCTCTTCGGAACAGGATCCAATACACAAGAAGTTATCACTTACAGCGAGAGGGAGCAGAGGTGGAAGAATCAGTTGGATGTGAATTTTGAAAGAGGTGTGATGTATTGGTTTGGCCGAAAATTATATCAGACAAACCTGAATACTGTTTATCAGTGGTGGGCAGGGACTGATTACAATACCCTTACTGGCGTTGTGAGGACACCAAACCTGGTGTTTTATGCCAACCAAAACCCCATGAAGGTGAAGATATTCAAAGCCATCCATGCCTATATGACGGGTGGCCGGCCACAGTTTAACAGCGTGACTGTTCCTGCAAAAGCCACAGCGGGATCCGGTGAGATGGAGACGAACATATATGATGTGAACATCGAAGAACGGGAAGGGGTATTTTACTGCCAGATCCTGAATGACATCAACACTCCCGGGCCTGGAACACAGAGCCAAAAAGAAATGAATGGCCGCAATATGAGAGGTTTGTATTTGCGGGTAGATATGCTTGTGCAAAACTCAGGCGCTCTGACAGATAAGATAACAATATCGAACATAGCCGTTTTGTCGCGGCCAAGTGAAAGAAGTCAATAATTAAAATTATGATATCATGGGTATATTCTCATTCTTAGGAAACATCGGTGCCGGGATCCAGGGTTCCCGTTTGGGCAAGAAACAAATGCAGTTGGGGCAGGGCATGATTGACGAGGCAAGATCCTTGTCGCAGTCTTTCCAGCGCCCGGAGATGCAAACACCGCAAGCCATACAGATGATGATGGAGCTGGCCAGTGGTAAAAGGTTTCAAAATATGCCCGGTCTAACTACAATGCAAAACCAAATTCAAAAAGCCACTGCCGGAGGGGTAGAAGCCATGAAAGAGATGGGTACCGGTGCTGAGGCTTTCGGAGGTATTGCAGATCTCTATGCAAACCAAATGGATACTACTGCAAACCTGGGTGTGACAAATGCACAGTTCAGGAACCAAGCAGAGGATCAGTACCTGGGGGCCTTAGAGGGGCTTGGTCAATGGCAGCAGCAAGCATGGAATTGGAACGAGGCTGACCCTTACCTTATGGCGCAGCAGAAAGCAGCAATGCTTGAACAGCAGGGCCGGCAGGGAGAGTGGGAAGGTTTAAAAACCAAGATGGGGTCATGGGCTGAATCATTTCAAGGCATGGGTGGCGCACTTGACGCAACCGCCCAACAGCTTGGCAATGTTTTCACTGGCGGGACCTTTGGTAAAATAATGGATATTGCAGGTGGAATAATGTCTTAATGTAAAAAATCAACACTCATGGCAAAGGGAACAAGTTATAGCGATGTTAATTTCAACATACCAGAAGGGGCCGATCCATTGGGAATAGGTGTACCGGATCTTGGAAAGAGTTCCTACGATCCCATTGCCACCATTCGTGCCGGCTGGGAAAAGTCCAGGCAGGAAAGAATGATGAATAAGGAGCTGGACCAGAGAAATTATGAGCAATACATCAAATCGATGCCCACCGTAGAGGGTATTAATAAAAAAATAGCAAGCAAGTACAATAAAGACCTGGTTCAGATGGGTGCCCTGTTTAAGCAGCAACAGGCAGCAGGGGGATTGGCAAAGATGGCAAAGACACCTGAAGGAGAGAACGTCACGGCCAAGCTATCCGAACTTGAGAACAAGATGGCTACGGATATACCTATTCACAACCATTACGCAGAGCAATACAAAAAGGACCTGGCAGTGATGCGGGGAGCCAATAGGGATAAGATCGACTGGGAACTCACCAACCAGAATGTTCAAAGAATGAATGAGGCAGAGGATGTCACAGAATTTGCCCAACCATTTGTGGACAATGCAGGAACCCTTGTTGTTTACAAACCCGAGCCACAGGACATCATTGGTTATGCGAAGAAAGTAGGATCCATGGTAGAAGGTTCGGATGTGATGAGCCATGAAATCAAGGTTGATCCTATCACAAACACAATGACTACCACACAGATCACCGGGGCTGATCCCAAGAAAGTTCACGAAGCATACCGCATTGGCTACGAAATGGCAGAGCCGAACATGAAGAACGCCATCGATTCCATGTATGAGGTAGCCCCCGACAAACGAAATGCTGACGGTATTGTCATGGACCCGAAAGAATGGTTTGCCAATAAGTTCTCCGGATTACACGGAACTACCACTACCAAGAAAACATCAAGGCTGCCGAAGGATGATCAGGGCGAGCCCACCGGTCTCAGAGGTGGTATACCACGAACAGATGATGGTAGCATTGACCTGGCAGCAGCCAATCAGCCCATCGTGATGAAGTCACAGACCATCACCCCGGCTACCTATAAAACCAATTGGAGAGGGAAGAAGAAGGAGGAAACGCCTGAGATGCAACAGGCTGATGAGATGGAATACGAAGCATATAACATACCTCTTTCAGGCATCGATGAGGTGTTTGACTCCATCACCCCGGCAGATGCAATTGATACCAGCACAGGAGCCGAGCCAGACAGGACTAAGATAGGATCCCACAAGGCGGCATCAATATCCTTCATGCCCACATACAATGGATCGGATAATCTACCCATGGAGTATGAGCATGTTGACAAAGAGGGCAACCGATCAACGAAGAAATACACTGTACGCCCAGGCAAGCCGATACCCACACAGGTTCTGAAAGCAATGATTAACCAGGGGATCCCCCTGACCTACGAACCATATCTGCTTACAAAATCGGTATATGGCGCAGCGCAGGAAGAGAAGTCCATGGGAACTGTATCATGGAGCGATTATGTATCCAAGCATGGAAAAACGATTATCACTCCCTGGGCCAGTGTGAACAACGCCTATCTTGCAAAGATGGGCGCTGAAGAATACGACCTCCAGGAGATCAAGAAATATATGGCAGAGATGTATGGTGTGCTGAATCAAACTCCCTAACATTTAGATCAATGGGAAAGAAAGAAACTGTAAAGAAGCCTGATTATAACCCCACCACACAGGACAGGGGTTTGTCGAAACGTGAAAGAGCCAAGTTCTATGAGAACATGATGCTTAACGATCCGACATACCAGCAGGCTTCTGATGAGGAAAAGGAAGATAGGCTTAACAAGTATTTTGATAAATACCTGGCCCCTATTGAAGCAGAGGAAGGAGCCGATCAGGTACAGATTGAATCAGCTAGGGCAAAATATCTTCAAGAAAAGTTTCCTCCTCCGGTACAGCCGGCAGATCCTTTCCCTATTCCTTCGTTTGAGGATTACATACCAGAAGCCCCCAAGCCCCCTATGGATTGGCCTAAAGGCGAACCTCCCAAGTCTACAGAGGATCTTGACACAAAAGATGCCATGACGATGCTCATGCCAGAGGGAGAGCCACAGGGCTTATTGGCACCCTTACCGGGAGAGGAAGGGCAGCCTGCCAAAGAATCTTTCATGGGTGATTTGGGAGAGAGGATCCTGGCTGGGGTTTCCAAGCTACCAGAATATTCCAAGAAAGGTTCCAAGTTTGCGGAAAAGCTATTGACCGTCCCGGGGAAAGTGTTTACGTGGGAACTGAAGAAACTGGGCATAGACCCGGGGAAAGCGGATAAGGTTGGAGAGATTGTAGAGGAAATGGGGTTTGGTGCGCTAGGACCGGTGCAAACATTAAAAGCATCCAACGATGTCAAGAACCTTATTGATACCCGCACCAACTACTACAAGAATTGGGAAGAAAGGGAAAAGATGTTCCTGGACCGCAGTAAGCGGTATGATAAAACCATAACTGAACTATGGAATGACGGGAACAAAAAGGAAGCTGTTGGCGCAGCTGTTCTTGAAGGTGCCGAAAGTTTACCACTTACAATAGTTGCAGCATTCGGTGGCGCACCGGGACTTGCTTCATTGGGGTTATACGTTGGAGGGGAAAAATATGAAAGGCTGATCGAGGCTGAAACCCCGGAGGGGGCAGCCATACTTAATGCGGCTTTGACAGGCACACTTGAGTCACTGACAGAACTTAGCACTCAGGGTCTTGGTAATCTGATAAAAGCATCTATAAAGACTATCGGGAAAGATGCTACAAAAGAGGTGCTTGAAACCGGATTGAGATCCTGGATGATGGCAACCTACAGAAAGGTAGGTCTATGGACAGCACCTGTTCAAGAGGGTGCGGAGGAATTTATCAATGCTGTCGGAGAAAATATTGTTGATAAACACACAGGCGTAAGGCCCGACGCTGAACCCATGGACAATGCCTGGGATTCATTTTGGGCAGGATTCGCTGGTGGTGCATACTTTACTGCCGGCGGTGTGGCTATCAAGGGAGTTGATATTGCAACCCGAAAGAAAGAGGGAGAACCCCTTGAGCCTGTTGAACCTCCCGAGCCACCCGTAGAAGAGCCTGTTGAACCAGAGCCTGAGCCCGAACCTGAACCTGAACCTGAACCTGAACCCGTTCCGGAAGAACCTCCTGTAGAGCCTGAGCCAGTTGAAGAGGAGCCCCCTGCTGAGGAACCCCCAGTAGAAGAAGAACCGGCACCGAAGGTAGAGGTTGAGGTGGATGAGACAAAGCCATGGACCTTCGATACTCAATTTATGAATGAGGCCCAGTTAAGGGAAAGGCAGGATGTTGCAAAGAATATCATCCAGACCCTTGATGCCATGTATGAAGAAGGACGTACAGGGGATATCAAAAATGAAGATTTGAACCTGGATGTTCAAAATGTGATTCAAATACTTGGCAGGGATAAACGGACTATCAAGAATGTTGAGGATATCCCCATAATCAGGGCTGATGTGCTAGAAGCTCTGGCCGTAACCGAGCAGGCATTGGAAGAAAGGAAAGCCCTTCCTAAGAAAGAGGAAGGGATGATCAGGTATGGTGGCCGGGACTTTGCCAGTATAGAAGATCTTGCTGAAGAATTGGCGAAATACCCCACCGAAAGGCTTCCATTACCCGACATGGACATCGATGTGGTAAGGGCCATTGAGAAAGCAAAGGAGATCCGGAAGGCAAAAGAAGAGCCGGCACCCGAAGAACCTACAGAGGAACCCGTGGTTGAGGAAGAGGTTGAAACAGTTTTTGGGAAACCAAAAGAAATTCTGAATGAAAAGCTGAAGGACCTGAATGCTCGTTTCGTGGCCAGAGAGGATGAAGTTGCATCCAAAGTGGAGGAGATCACCAAGGATCGTGAAGCTATTCAGAAACGCCTGGATACCGAGTTCAAAGGCCGATTAACACTAGAACAGAAGAAAGAGCGCAAGAAGCTAGACCAGGAACTTCGCAACATGAACCGAGCCGCAGAGATCCTGGCTGAAGATTGGCAGAAAGAGGTAGGTGATTATGCAGCGCAGATCCAGGGGGATATTGAAAAAACCATCAGAGAACTTGCTCCGGATCTCACTCAGACAGAGTTTGACAACGCAATGCTGTATGTGTGGGATGATATTTCCCGGGCAAGGGAGGAAGAGATTGATCCCGATATCACCATCCGTGAGCATATCAAGAATGTTTTAACCGAAGATCTCACAACTCCAATAGAGGAGGAGGCCCCCGTAGAGGAACCGCCAGTAGAAGAGGAACCGGCAGAGGGCGTTCAGCCTGAGAACATAGAAAAGCTGGTAACCAAGCAAGAATATCAAGCACTATCCCTTCCAAACGATGTAAAGACAATAATGGTAAGTGGTGAGGAGATGAGGCGCATGGTGGATCCCACCTTTGAGGACAGCGCAACATCACAAACCAAAGATTATATTCCAGAGAAAGAGATCTGGATTGATACAGACAAGTATCAAGGAGCAGCCATGCTTGAAAGGGTAAGCGCAATCTTCAATGAGCTTTATCCGGAAGCTGCTGAAAAGGTTAAGAAGGAGAAGGAAAAGCAAACCGAAAAAGATGAGGCTTTAAAAGCTGAGTATGACGAGAAAATCAGAGTGAACAGGCATAATGCTGTGATTGACTTTGTTGAGAAATACAACAATCTCCCCAAAAGTTACACTCAGAAAAGGGCAGATCTTTATCAGTACATAGGAAGGGCAGTAAATGAGCTTGGCTATACCATTAAAACTGAGAAAGGGGATCTGACTGTACGGGATAAAGAGGGTAAGCCCATACGAAGGATAGCCGATAAGGTAACCCAGGAGGAGATCGATGCGCAGAAAACACTGGAAGAATACGAGGATCCCGGGTTCATTGATTTCGTCAACAAATTAATGGATAACCCCGAATACCTTGAGGGGGCTGATGTCTGGCTGGATAAAAGACAGATACAATCTGCTGTCAAAAACATCAAAGCCGGCAAGAACACTGTTGCCGCCAATAAGTTATTGAACTTCCTGGATTTGGCATACAACCAAGGTGTGTTGAACATTAGGCAAACCAGGAACACCCCACCGGTAGGCGTTCCTATAAATAAGGTTTTAAGCACCATTGGTGATGCAAATCTTGAAAAATTCACCATGCAATATGGTGACCTGGCTCCTAACAACGTGGATGCAGCTGTTGAAATGGGCCTATTGACTGAAGCAGAAAAAGACCAGTACCTTAAAAACATTGAAGATGAAATCAAGGAACAAGAAGCAGCCAGGGCAGCTGTCGAAGCAGAGCTTGGCGAAGAACGCCCTGATCGTGGAGTCGGTGAAAGAGCAAGTCCGGCAGAAAACAGAAGGGAAAGGGAAAGGGTAACCAAGGAGATTGAGGATAAGATCACTGAGAAACGTGAGAAGATCCAGGACATTCAGAAGCAGAAACAGAAAAAGTATGCTGAACTGACTGACCGCAAAGGATTGTTTGGTGACACCAAGGCCGATCCCAATGCCCCGGTGATGTTCGATGAAACCTTTGAGCCTACTGAAGAAAACATTAAGAAAGCATTACAACCTTTTGATGCAGAGATAGAAGCGTTGAACAGGGAGATCGATGCGCTTGATCAATCAAAGGCCACAGCCGGCAGCGAGGCGGCGGGACAGACGGAGATACCGGCACAGGATCCATATTCCGATATAGTAGGAAAAGTATTTTACATCCCTGAACTCTCCAAAGAACTCAAGATCGTAAGGGTGGAGGAATGGACTGATCCCCGAGATCAGCGAGTAAAAGATTTAGGGGGGCTGTTCGGGGAGGCACCGGCACAGTTCGATAAGCTAACTGTGGCCATCATGGAGGATCCCATGTCTATCCGGGGAGAGTCGAAGAAGGCGGTCATAGTTGATAAGTTCCGTGAACTCATCGTTGAGGGAAAAGCAGAGGAAGTTCCCCCGTATGACAACAAAGAATACAGGGATGAACTGAGCAAGATCATTGACATCTACAAATCTATCGGTCAAATGGACCAGGCCGAACGACTTGAGAAGCAGATGTACAGGCAACCGAGATCCTACTTTCAGGCAGAGGTTGATTGGAAGGAGGATATCGCCAACAAACAAAAAGCAGCTGAGTATGAAAGAAGGAAGAACGATATCCTTTCAGGAAAGGTTATGTTCACCCCCATACCTGTTGAGACAGATTGGACCCAGGAGACCGTTTTAGAGCTGCTAGAAAGTTATGTCAAGCGAGGTGAGCCGTTGACACCATTTATACTCCAACATGCCAAAAAAGAGGACCTGGATAGGCTTGTGAGGCTGACAAACGATCATCACAAGATCCTTGCCCAGCTGGGATTTACCAACAATGGAATCAGCGAGATAAGATATCTGCATGACAGGTTCTATCCGACATCGCCCATTATGGCCATGTATGGCATAGGGTCTCATGCGAGATCATTGGCAAAAGGATATAAGTTCGCCTCAAAAGAGAAGCTAGCTAAATCAGTAAAGTATTTCTCAGAGATTTTAGATGAAACTGAGGAAAAGCATAACCTGGTACGTCAAAGAGCATTTACCTGGGAGGTGAAGAACCGGATATGGAATGGAGAGCCGATTGCTGATTTCAGGGAGCTAACAGCTATTGCAAAAAAGTGGGGCGTTACCAACAAGACAAACATTCGTGAGAGGGCAGAAGTGGCCATGGTTGAGGTGGCCCGAACCATCGCTATGGATGAGACACTGACCAGCGATGAGAAATTTTCACGAATCCAGGAATTGTATACCACGTTCCCCACTCTATCATACCGGACCAATGAGATCAAGGAGAAGCAACAATACAGCACTCCCGTTCCCCTGGCTTTTCTTATGGGTGAATATACCAATGCAAAGGATGTTGATAATGTCATGGATCCCAGTGCCGGCAACGGTGCTTTGTTGATCACAGCAAACAGAAAAGGAGTGCGGGCCAATGAGATTGACAAAGGGCGTTGGCAAAACCTCATTGAGCAAGGATATCGGGTGTTTAATGTGGACAGCACCCGGGGGATCCAGGATCAGCTGGATGTAAGAACCGTGGATGCTGTCCATATCAATCCTCCTTTCGGTGGCAGGACCGAAGATTTTGAAGGGTACTGGCTACATGGTGAATACCTGCCTGTTGCCCATGCTCTTAAATCATTAAGCGATACAGGGAAAGCGGCTATCATTACCGGTGGCCATGTGAAGTTCAAACCCAACGATCAGATGCTTGGGAAAGACCTGGCGTTTTTCAACTGGCTGAACAAGAATTATTACGTTGAGGATGTGATACAGATTCCTGGGGATCTGTATAAAACCATGGGCGCAAGTTATCCTGTAAAGCTGATATTGGTCAATGGCCGTAAGACAGAGAAGAAAGGTGCAGCCCCACTCTACAACAAATCATTTGACCCTGTTACTGATTGGATAGATGTACGTGACAGAATTAACATCCTAAAAACTAAAGCGAATGAAAGGAATAGCTTACAAAGAGAAGTGGATGCCGAGCGAGGATCTGATTCGCTTGTGGGCGGTAGAGAAACCGACCCAAACCCAACCACAGAGCGTCCCGGATCTGATCAGACTGTTTCAGAAGAAACTGGAATCCCTCCTGAGCAAGGAGCCGCTGGAGATGAGGCGTTCATTAATCCAAGATTTACTAGACCTGATCCCGGAGCCGGACGTACCAGGGCAAGCAGAACAGATAATGCGAAGTCCACAATTCCAAAATCATTTGGTGGAACTGATCAGACGGGACGAAGGGGAGAAATTAGAAGATTTGGAGAAGTTCGACCCACGCGAAGTGCGCTCGATTTACCAACAAACAACATTGGAAAGCCTGATGAGAGTAGTAAGCGAGAGCTTGGTATAGAGGACATCTCTTCTGATGATGTTACTCCATACACTCCTTTGAGCAGGATGGGGTCAGGCAAATTTGTGATCCCTGCATCAATAGCAGCTGAGGTACAGGATGCACTGAAGCAGCTGAGTGATGAGATCGGAGATATTGATGAATACGTTCGGGCCAAGCTGAAGTACAACAGCATGGACGATATGAAGGCAACAGGCAATTTTGCCGAGCAAATAGATGGTATTGGCCAGGCTATTTACAATATTGAAGGGAACAATGCGATGATCATCGGCCATCAGACCGGTGCCGGCAAGGGAAGAATTGCAGCATCAGTTGTGAGGTATGCTGTTGAGAACGGCAAGCTGCCAGTATTTATCACCAAAGGCGCTGATCTGTTTACCGATATTTATCGGGACCTGGTTAACATCGGGTCCCCCAATTACAAGCCTTTTATAATGAACAAGCAGTTTTCCAGTTCAGGACAGAAGGTGAAGGTATTTGACAAAGAAGGAGAAGCAAAGTGGGAGGCTGATTTCAAAGAGTTAAGAAGGATCGTTGGTACACCTGATAAGCCTGGATCCCGTAAACTTCCCAGTGATGTGAAAATGGTAATGACATCCTATTCCCAGTTCACCACAGAGGGAAGGGATGATGCCAAGCGAGACTTCTTGAGGCAGCTAACCAGGGATCACGATGTAGTGTTCATAATGGACGAGAGCCATGAGGCCAGCGGGCAGAGCAATACCGGGGAGTTTTTCAAAGAGTGGATCCTGAACACCAATGGAGGTATATTCTTGTCAGCGACCTATGCCAAGCGTCCTGATAACATGCCTCTTTATGCAATGAAAACCGTTCTCCAGGAGGCAAATATGTCCCTTGAGGAATTAGTAGATGGTATCATCGCCGGTGGTCCTGCCCTGCAGGAGATCATAACTCACCAGCTGGCAGAGTCAGGACAGTTCAGCAAGATAGGCTTCCGGATGGATGCTGAAATGAATTATATCGTTATTGGCGATACTGATCCCTCACAAAAATCATATAACCCCGAGCTGGGCAAGCAGATGGTTCAAAGATTTGACAATGTAACCAGTGTGCTACGGGAGATCATTAAGTTCCAGAGGGATTATATTAATCCTGTCCTGCAGGAAATGAACGAACAGGTTAAGCGTGAAGGTAGGCAGGTAGGAGAGAGAGCCGGCACAAGCCAGGCAGGTATATCAAATCAGCCATACTTCAGCCGTATATGGAATGTCATCGATCAGCTATTACTATCAGTGAAGGTGAGAGAGGCCATACCAATGATCGTTGAGGATTTGAAAGCAGGCCGGAAACCGGTTATCGCTTTAAAAAGCACCATGGAGAGCATCTTCCTGGATATGTTTAATAACGATGAACTGAAAAAGGGGGAAACTATAGACTTGGATTTCTCCTATGTCCTGAAGAGGGGGATGGATACGGTAATGAAATATACCGAGAAAGACGAGCAGGGCAACGATCTCAAGAAGATGCTTGAACCGGAGGATCTCACACCCACCGGAAGAGATCGATATTATACCATGATGGAAAACATCCAAAGGATGTCAACCGGCATACCTATATCTCCCATCGATGTATTGAAAAAAGGAATCACAGATGCAGGGTTTGAGGTAGTTGAAATTACTGGCCGTGGCAGTATGTTTGAGATGAATGCAGACGAGACCAAGGGAACCTGGGTAACGAATGACAGGGGAGATAAGATCAAGGCCGTGGCCAGGTTTAACAACAATCCAGGGGTGGCGGCCATTGTAAATAAGGCAGGATCTACTGGTATCTCCATGCACTCATCGCCAGACTTTGACGATGTGAGTCAAAGGACCATGTGGACACTGCAAAACGATTTCGATATCAATGTGGTGGTTCAGCTGTTCGGTAGGGTTTATCGGGCAGATCAGCTGAATAAGCCGATTTACAATATCGCTACCTCAACGCTCCCAGCAGAGTTGAGGAACTTTATGATGAATGCCAAGAAGCTGAAATCACTTGATGCCAACACATCCGGAAATCAGAAGCAGAGCAAGAGCCTGGCGGATGTTGTTGATTTCCTGAACAAGTATGGTGACAATGTGGTATATGAGTATCTGAAAGATAATCCGCAAATCAATCAGCTGATAGGTGATCCCCTGAATATTGGAGGCAAGGATCCCAACAAGCAGGATGCAGCACACCGAGTATCCGGAAGGATACAAATTCTCCCCTCTGAACTACAGGAGGAGTTTAAGAACGAGGTAGAGGAGAGATACCTGCAAGAGATAGACTATCTGAACAGCACCGGCACCAACGATTTGATGGTGACCAATGAGTCCTTGGATGCCGAGTTTGTGGAGAGTGAAGTTTCTATTGATGGCGAAGGAGGATATTCATATTTTGGCGATGACACTGTATTGAATAAATCAGATGTCAATGTGACCAGGAAGCCTTTTACCCGAGAGCAGTTGATGGAAAAGCTGGATGAGGTTCCGGATAATCATGTTGAGGAAATGAGGGCAGCCATGGATAAGGGGATCGATGAGCAGCTGGCCAAGCAGATTGCAAAAGTTACAGAAAGCTCCAATGAGGCCAGGACCTTACAGAAAAAGAAGATAGAGGAGAAGTCGGGATTGACACCGGAGGAGAAGTCCCGGGAATATGAGTTAAAAAAGAACGAGATTGATCAGCGTGAAGCGGATCGCATCGATACGCTGAGATCTGTTGCGCTTTTGCATAAATCAAAGTTCAAATCCTATTTCGATTTCTTCTATCCCGGAAGAGGATTGGAGATCCCATTCACTGAGGATGATCAGCTGGACATGGTTCGCATGAACAAAGGAGTGTTTATCGGTTATGATGTGAACATGAAGAAGGACAACCCCTGGGTCCCGAGCAATGTGTTGTTGAAATTTGCTACCACTGATAGCCGCAGGATGTTCAGGATACCTGTCAGTAAAAGCGTACACCTGGATGCCATCAGGGGAAACAGCTACCATCTTGGAACCAGGGAGTCACAGGAAATACTCGACACCTGGGATGATATCAAAAAGAAAAGGACCAGGGAGAAAAGGTATATCGTGACCGGAAACATCCTTCAAGGGATGACTAAGTTTAAGAAAGGTCGATTGATTAAATTCTCCATGGCTGACGGTAGCCTTGAAAGAGGTATACTGATGCCTGAGAACTGGATCAATGATACTGAGAATACGGCCAGGATACCTATAAAGAAAGCTGCCAGCATCATCAAGGCCCTGGCTCCATACGACATGGTTGAGGATATGTCGAAGGATGTGTTGATAAAGAAGCTGACTTACAGCTCTCCACAGCTATATGAGTTGAGGGTTCCCGCCTCTACCAAGCGCGGATCCAAGTATTATGCTAACGAGGTGATCAAGTCTATTGTGGACTATGGCCTGTTTGAGCAGAAAAATGATCGCATGGTAGCAAAGTTCAATGAGGATGCACTACAGCCTTTACTGAATGTTCTTGACGAACGGTTCAAGCTGACCATTGAATCAAGCAGCAAGCAAGTGCAAAGAGCCATGGACCAGACCGATGCCTCAAACACTATGGACGAGTATGGCGCACCGCCACGTACCGGAGCAGTGGACAGGGGAGGGTTATCCAATCCCCATAATGAGCCAATTGGCATGATATACAGGACCACCAAAGGCCGAGTGGCACCTGACCCAATAACTCCGGAGAAAGGGAAAAGCCCGAAGAAGCTGTGGGAGATCCAGGACGATGTTTCCAATGCTATTGGAAAGAAAATTCAATATACCCGTAGGCCATCCACCAGAAGGGCGGCAGGAGCGTATGATCCCACCACTGGTAAGATGGGTATCAAGAGGTTTGGTGATGAGGATACAGCGGCACATGAGATAGGCCACTACCTTGATGACAAGTATGGATTGCTTGGCCCCAAGGCTTACCCTATTTACTCTGAACTCAAATCAGAACTGAGAGATCTTTGGGAATTTGGAAGCAAGCCTCCCCGGGGGCATAAGAATCCAGAGAGATACAAGATGGCTGAGGGCATGGCTGAGTTTACCCGGGCATGGCTTGTGAACCCAAATGAAGCAGAGAAAAGGTTCCCCACCACTTACAAATGGTTCTCATCACAGCTTATGCCAGAGAAAAAGGTATGGGATGGTCTGGTTCAGTTCGGTAAGGATATCAGGACTCTTTACGGATCCTCAGCCGGGGATCAGTTATTGGCCAATGTTCGCCTGGATCCCACAGAGGGAAGGCAAAAAACTGAATGGAACAGGGAAAACGAGCAGGGCCAGTTCAAAGTAACCATATTTGATAAGATGGGAAGGAGGATATGGTACTTCCTTGACCCACTTGTTGAGGCTTTCAAATACGCAGCGAAGCAGAAAGGAATTAAGGATATCCATGATCCCAATCAACTGTCTCCACTGAGAAACTTTGAGATCATGGCCAGGAACCACCTGGGCATCGATGTTAAGTTGGAAAATCTTATGAAAAGGGGCGTGATGGATCTTGATGGGACCCCTATTTACGATTCAAAAACGGGCCGGCCATTGATTTTTGATTCAATGTACGAAGCTATCCCCGGGCATTCAGACGCTGAATACGAGGCCAATGTAGTTGAAGCTATGAAGTATGGCATTGCTCAAAGGGCTGTTGAATTGCCAAAGAAATACCAGGCAAGATTGATCAGGTTTGATTTGGAAAACACAGAGGATCGGCTACCACCACTGAAGCTATTGGCACAGCATCCCCATATCATAGAAATGTGGCAGGGGAAGATAAATGATATCCTTACCCGCATCGATGAGGGTAAGCTGGATCCGGAGAAGGTTTGGATCGACCCGAAAGGCGAGGAGGGGCGTTATGATTTCACCAACATAGTTATAACAGGTGCTGCTCAATCCGGACAAAGAGATTATGATATCGCTGTTGAAACACTCAAAGAGTTTGAAGAGGTTAAGGCAAATAATCCGGAGCTTTTTGAAGGTATCACCGAGTTTTGGCGAATATATAGAGAGATCAGCAAGCAATGGTCCAACTATGCTTACCAGGCCGGCTTGATCTCTGAGTACACCAAGGATCTTATACAGAACGAGAACCTGGACTATGTGGGCATGAACAGGCTTCAGGCTATTGAGCCTGCAGACATGGTGGCCGGCAAGGATCTTGAGTTTGAAGAAAACAGAAGGCCATCCGGGAAAGGATTACTCCCCAGGGATGTCGTATTTCCCTTTAAAGGAAGCGACAGGCCCATTGATAACCCAGTGTCCAACCTTATCAGGTCCTGGATAAACGTGATCGATGTGGGGGACATGAACTACACGGTTCAAACCTTTGCCGATGTGTTTGAAAGAGATTGGGTTGGCAGGGATATGTATGAGGGAGAGGTTGTGAAGCAGGGTGAGATCGCATGGGTTTCCAAAAAAGCAGAACCTAACAGCATAGCTTTTTACCAAAACGGAGAAAAAAGGTTCCTTGTATTTGGGGATAAATACCTATACAATAACTGGAAGGACCTTATATCTTCAGAGGATGGTCTTGCAATGAAGATTATCTCTTTTGCCCCTCAGTTATTACGCAAGGCGATTACCAGGTCAGTTCGTTTTGTGAACAGGAACATGATCCGAGACCTTCTTCAGTGGTCAGTGATTGGCACTGCAAAAAGATATTCAAGACCTTGGCACCTGCTACCCAATAAGGATGCAGATAACGGCTTTGAAAGGTATGGTGGTGGCCAGTTCGGATTTGTCCCACGTAAACAGATTGTCGGCATCAATGCAAGAAAAGAAAGCAAGCTGCCTCATCATCAGTATATGCTACAGGCCAAGAAAAGAGGCCGGCCAGGTACGACATATACCCTGGTGGGGAAAGGTTTCCAGTTTGCCAGGAAGCAGCTAAACATGAGCGAACGCCCTACTCGTAGATTGCAGTATATGTCAGCCTACCAGGAGGGGATTAAGAAATATGGGCTATCCCACGTTGAGGCATCAGCCAGGGCAGCGTTTATCGCAAGGGATCTCATGGATTTTGCTGCAGCAGGAACAGTTGTGCGTGAGTTGAATAAGTTTATGATATTCACCAGCGCCGCTGTCAGAGGCGTTGAGAAGATTGTGAGGGTAGCAAAGAAGAGCCCGGGACGGTTCTTGGGACATCTTGCACTATTCTCCATCATGCCCTCTATTATGAACTCAATGCTGATAGCCTGGGCACCATGGATATCAGATGATGAGAAAGAAGAGTATTTGACTCATCCCAATTACCTGAGAGATGGATTTTACAGGCTTCCCAATCCTTTTGGTCGTGGATGGATCATCGTGCCAAAGCCTTTTGAACTGGGACGTATAGGATCTATTGCACAAAGAGGTATGGACCGTGTTATATTGAAGGACAAAGACGCTTTTGGCGATGGCTTCTGGTGGTCAGCAATTCAGAACCTGAATCCATACAGCGTAAGCGGTGTGACCAGTGGGTTCTCAGGATTTATCAATTGGGCCACAAACTATGATCTTTACCGACAGAAGCATATCATTCCCCCAGAGGAGAGGGATGTGGCCATTGTGTCCAGGGAAACCCAAAATGCAAGCAAGTTTTCCAGAATGATACAGGAAGGATCAGATTATGTCACCTGGCGGTCAGAGGACAATCCCTTTATTGACGCAAGGATGTTGGATGCTTTCCTATTCTCGCAGTTCTCCACTTATGCTGAATATCCCATAGGCGCATTTGAATACGCCCCAATAATGGGAGAGCCTAACCGGAGAGTGGCCCTGCAGCTGGATGACACAGGATTGTACAAGGATCCTCAGATTTACGGATCTGTTGATGTGCAATATTTAATAAATTTGTATAAGAGATACCCGCACCTCAGATACGAGGGCCACTATGCGGCTTTCAGGAATGTATTGAATGGGTATTTCGACCAGAATGTTCAAGCCGATAACGCACTAAAGGATCAGCAGGGGGCAATAGTTTTACAGGTGGCGGCAGATTTGAGGAAAGCACTTGAGGAATCAATTGACCCCGAAACCGGAAGGCCAAGGGATTTTAATAAGGAAGCAGCAGAATTAAAGGCAATAGAGAGAGCGCAAAGGGGCCAATAATTTAAAAGCAGTGGAATGTCTTTAGAAATAGAAGATCTACAACCAATCATCACCTTGATGACCAGCCAGGAAGAAAGGCTGAGCAACAAGATGAATGATATTCACAAAACGGTGAAGGAACAGAATACTCGGATCCGGAAAAATGAAATAGCTATCGTGAAAATTGCAGGCAGTTGCAATAAACGGGAGGAGACCTGTGCAAAAACGCTTAAAGAGCTACAGCCAAGCATACGCACAACCAGGGCCCTGAATTTAATGGGCAAGCGTCCAAAACTTACAGCGTTCATCGGGATAGTGCTTCTTCTTGGCTTGCAAGCTATCGTTATGGCAGCCTTTCAAAATAATTGGATATCTGAACTTATCAAATTTGTAAAACCATGAAACTAAGACTTGAAAGACGTTTTTTAGGAGAGAACTACACCATTGGATCACTTTTTATCAATGGTATTTATCTATGCGACACCATAGAGGACAAAGTGAGGGATCTAAACCGGGATGGTGATCTGAATGATCCCGGGGAAGGGAAGGTGTACGGCATGACTGCAATCCCTTATGGCAAATATGAGGTGGACCTCACCATGTCACCCAAATTTCAAAGGCTTTTGCCACTGGTAAAGAATGTCAAACACTTCCTGGGGATCCGCATCCACCGTGGCAACACCGCAGAGGATTCTGCCGGCTGTATATTGCCAGGAGAGAACAAAGTGAAGGGGAAAGTGATCAACAGCACCGAGTATGAAATGATAATTATTGAGAAGATGCTGGATGCTATTCGTCACGGCGAGGATATAACTTTAGAGATTAAGTGATTAGAATTTTATAACTTAGCAAGTATTATTCACCCAAAAACACTTATTATGGAACGATCAAAATTGTTTAAGCTGAACCTGAGAGATTTTCTGAAAGGTCTATTGATGGCCGTTCTGACATCCCTGGTCACATTTCTCTATGAGGTTCTACAGGCCGGCCCACCGGTATTTGACGGGGAGTTTTTCAAATCCATGGGTATCGTGGCCGTGACCGCCTTGCTTGCATACCTATCGAAGAACCTGTTCGAGAACTCTGAAGGGGCACTCGCAAAGCCGGAACAGTAATGACCTTCGGCAAGATCATAGACTGGATAGGGGATAATCTGAGCAGGATCAAGACCGTTGCTCTCTTGATCGTGATCATATTCTTTATCCTCTCTTTAGTCCGGAATGGCTGTGAGCGATCCGACCTTGAGATTATGGTGGAGCGAATCACCGGCCTTAACATCCAGAACGATATCCTGCAAGCTGATGTGAAGGAAAGGGATAGTCTTTTACTCTTAAAAGATCAGAGGATCGAAGAGTTGAGGGATAGCCTGGGAGCATCGGTTATGAGGGCTGATGATCTGGAATATGATTACAGCGTTTTGCAGGCCGAATTTCAGAGTTTGTCCGATAGCCTACTGACTATACCGGCGGACACAAGTTATGACTTCCTGGTGACCGAGGCGTATCCGTACCCAGGTCATTTGAAGTATCCTTTTAATGAGCCACAGGTGAAGGGGATCCATCTTACCTTTTTGGAGAATATTAAGTTGGATGAGATAAACACAAATCTCCTTTCTCAGATCGATGAGAAGGACTACCAGCTGGACTTGAAGGATACAGTCCTCTATGAGCAGAAATCAGCAATGTTGCTGATGGAAGAAAGCAGGCTTGATCTTGATAGTGTGATTATAAACAAAGATCAGATTATCGATATCCAAGATGAGCAGATCAATAAGAAGCAGCGGGGTAAAACCTTTTGGCAAATAGTTTCAGGTGTATTCCTGGCTATTATTGCTGCTTTAGCTGTAGGCGGCTAACACATCCAAGTAAAGCGGTCAAGGGGGGTCCAGTGGATCCCCTTTTTTTGTGCAAAATAATTTGTTTAAAGAAATATTATAAATACATTTGTGAAAACAAACATTTACGAAATGATACTATTATCAATTATTTTGTTCTTCACCGTGCTGGAAGCAGTGCATGAGGGCCTTGCCCATAGAGGCATGAAGAAGATTGCAGCAGCAATTGAGTTTGTAAAACTGATGGGGATCCCCGCACTTGTCCTGTTTTGGCCTTTGCTGGTTAATGACAATCTTGATCTCAAACCCTACTATGCAGATGGATGGCATTTTTGGAGATATTTATTTGTTCATGTCATCATTGCCTGGCTTTGCATCAGGTATGCGATCTTCAATCCAATCCATAACCTTTCAGCCGGTTATCCCTTTACTTATATCGGCACAGTAAAGATGACTGATCGGATAGAAAGATGGATATTCAGAAATCATTTACACGCCAACTCGTTTATATGGCCACGATTGATAGCCCTTCTGTTGGGTGTAGGCTTAATACTTTGGAGACTATGAGCGAGAAAATTGGATTAATCAAGTCATCGATAAGGCTCATCAAGAAAGATGAAGAGCTGGAGGTCAGAGTTATGAACAAGCATGAGATCCCAAATGAGGATCGGGAGTTGATAAGGGATATGCTTCGTCACAATGTCTGGACAATCAGACAATATGCAGATCTTACCGGCTTGGCTGAAAGCACTATTGCCAACAAGTGCCGACCAGGGTACAAGAATGGCCAGCTGATGACGGAATTGGATTTCTGTTATCCTTTTGCAGATCTTGAGGGCATGGGCCCTAAGTTCATTGTGCGTAACGAAAAAAGCGAGGCCCTACTTCCATGATGCAGTTTGAAGATCTCGGGATCCAGACAAGGGCTGGGCAGTCAAGGTATGCCACTATTTGTCCTGAATGCGATGATAAAAGGGAGAAGCATAAAGGGGCAAGATGCCTGACGGTAAATGATGAGCCGGGGAACAGGTGGTATAAATGTCATCATTGTGGATGGTCTGGAAACCTGGATGCTCAGGATCGATATGAGCAGGTGAGAGAGAAAAGCAAGATTCCATCACAGCAGAAGCAGTTCACATTGAAGGTGAGAGAATATCTCAAAAAACGAGGTATTTCATTGAACACCGCAAAAAGAGCCAAGTTATACGAATCACAGAGGGGTCCGGCAACGATCCTGGGATTTCCATACTTTATGAATCTCACCCTGGTCAATGTCAAGTTCCTGGACCTGGATTGGAAGAAAGGATCGAAATACCCGAAGTGGACACAGCTGAACAAGGATTTAGGCACAAGGATCATCCCTTTTGGTTTGCAAGACATCCGGACCCACGATGATAGCGGTAACCGATTTAGGAATAACACATTGATTGTAACGGAGGGTGAGTGGGATATGTTGACCTACAAAGAGTGTGGGTACAACAATACAGTTTCCGTACCGCAGGGCGCACCATCGTTGAACAGTAAGAACTTTGATAAAGAGTTCGCCTATCTGCAGGACAAATATGTCCTGAGCGTTTTGAAGGATATCGATATTTTCTACCTGTCGGTGGATGCAGATCCTCCCGGGGTGAAGCTGAGGGGGCATCTGGCCATGATCCTGGGGAAGGAAAAGTGTAGGATCATCAGATATCCTAATGGATACAAGGATATCAATGAGGTGTTCATGGGTAATGAGGAAAAAAAACTGCCGGCATTGGGGAAGAAGGGTGTCGCAGACTGTATAGCTAATGCCTCATCAGTTCCCATCAAAGGTGTTGTCAAAGCCTCTCATGTACGTGAGGACCTGGAAAAGATTCGCAATGATGGTTTTGTTCCTGGATATGGTATCGGTGTACCGGAAGTAGACAACCTTTTTACCGTAAAGCCGAAGCTCATCCAGTTTACCACGGGTGTTCCTGGATCCGGGAAGAGTGTATGGACGAGATGGTGGTTGACTAAATTCATTCAGCACAACACGGATCTCAACGCAAAGTGGGCGATGTTTACCCCTGAGAACAGGCCAGTAGCCAGGGAGTATGCCAAGATCGCAGAGTCATTAACCGGTATGAGCATCCGGAAGGGGCAGAAGAACAGCATGACCGATGAGATGTATCGCAAGGCGATGAATTTTGTAGAAAGGCATTTCTTTGTAATATCTCCGGATAAACTGAACTACGAGAGTTTTGGGGGCAAGGTGGATCCAAGTAAGGTGAATACTTTGGATGCTATTGAGAGGTACTTGATCTATCTGAAAAAGACAGAGAACATTTTCGGATATGTGGTCGATGCCTGGAATAAGATTGAACATCAGCAACCAAAATGGCAGAGCGAGACAGCCTTTATCAGTGAGCAGCTGGATAAGCTGATTGATTTTAACGATTACTGGGACGTATTCGGCAATGTTATTGTACATCCCAGGAAAATTGAGATGACGGGGCAGAACTACAAGATGCCCTCATTGTATGATATCAAGGGGTCATCTGCATGGAAAGAGAAAGCAGATTACGGTGTTCTCATCCACCGGTACAAGATGAGGAAGATCACAAGTGAAAGGGCCATGGAGCTTGGGGTTGACCTGGCCGCACTGGATGACGATGAGAAATATGAGGTCGTACAAAAGGCTCCCACCATTGTCCGGACGGAGAAGATCCGTTTTGAAGAGACAGGCAATGAGGACAGGGTGAAGATGGAAATGAGTACCTGGGGCCAATTCACTGTTGTAGAGAGCAAGAACAAACCGGCATCGGAACCGGATAAGCACATTGAGCCGACCATCTTTGACGATGATCAGGATGATGATTTACCATTTTAACCAACACCTATGAAAGACAAGATAATTGAAACGCTAAGACAGTTTAATGATGAATTTCAGGAGGATGTAATTGCTGATTTTTACATTGAAGAAATAGCCGCCCGTATCGACTCCCTTTACCCCACCCTCAACAGGGATAAGGTGATTGGAGTGCTTGATAAGTTTGTGTATGATATGCTTTCTAAAGACCCAAACAGGAATAAGGAAGATGCTGCCAATGCCCTCTGCTCCCTTTCCTTGCCCACTCTGAGTGAGGGGGAGATAGAGAAAGCATTTTATACTCATGCAAAACCGATAGCGGGGGATACTAAATGGATGAATTTAAGCGAGTTCAAAGCAGCCATGATCCAACTAACCAAACCAAAGGAGGAATGAAAGACAAGCCTAAAGACTGGACGCTAATAATACTGGTAATCATTATCATATTATGGCTACTCTTTAGCTCGCAACATCCGGAATTATTTATAAAACCATAACATGAGACTACAAGGCAAAGCTATACTGATTGCACCGGAGGACAATCCGGAGAAAACTGAATCGGGAATAATCAATCCGGTGATGAAGGATAAGCCGAACATTGGCAAAGTCCTGTTTTGTGGCCCAGGATGCGAACTGGTCCAGGAGGGTGACAGGGTTCAATACCGGAGGAAGGGGGCCAGCGTGATCATTGAGCGAGGCATTGAAAAGCATTTTATCATTGAGGAACAAATAGTATTCGTATATGGATGAAAAGAAAGTCAACGATTGGGGAGCTGCAAAACAGCTAGATGCTTTCCATAGACTATATGTAGCGCCTGTGGAAGAAAGAGTAAAGCAGGCCCGTTTGCTGTTTATGGATCCTGACTACAAATGGAAGCCAGGGGAGAAAGATAGGGCAAAAGCCAAAAAGCAACAGCTGGAATCAGACCTGATCAATTTTAACGCTTTATTCACCGCAGTGAAGAAACTTATTGAACAGCATGAGGCGCAAACTGATATGTTGACGGAGATATATGCTGAGTGGTTTCATACAATATCCACAGAGGGTATGCACCCGTTGGAGATAATGAAGATGCAGCAGGATGTTATCCAGAGGATCTGGTTGAGGATCTATAACGCAATTGAACCTTTAAAACTGAATATTAACCCACCAAAAACACAAGACAATGAAGTTTGAAATTAGAAGATCAACCAACGGAAAGTGGTACTGGGTATTGATCGCCCGGAACGGAGAAGTTCTATGTACATCTCAGATCCTGAAATCCAAGCAGGGGGTCAGAAAAAGCATCAGGGCAGCAAAGCGGTGCTTACTAGCCCCTGTTGAGGACAAATCTTAATCAACAGGCCATGAGACAAGCCACAGCAGTTATTGTCGCAGTATTTCTCTCCTTATCAATGGAGGGTAGAGGTCAATTCTTCGCGTTTGACCGTGAGAAACCCCCTAATGCGGTTTATCTGGCCCATCAGCCCTGGGATCTTGGTATAGGGTTGAGGTATGACCAGCATTTCTGGAAAGTTGGAGCCTATGGCTCTGTCACCTATGGGAACTGGTATCTGTATCGGCAGGCAGGACTCAAGGATCACTGGAAGATCACTGCCGGCTTATTGATACCAATTAAGGACTATATGGAGAATAAGCATGACATATCCATCGGGCTGAACCGGCACTTTACGAAAAGTTTTGAGGTATATGATCCTCTCAATATATATGACGGAAATAAGATCATTGATCATCCCTGGTCTTTTGAGTTGGGCTTTACAATCAAAATGCAAAGGTTTGCTATTGCTGTAAGAACCGACATTCTGCATTGGGAGCCGTGTATTGATCTTGGGATCCCGCTGAACTATGGGGAAAGAAAGAAGGGATATGTGAAAATGCCAAAACGTAAGAAAAGCCGCTTTTACTTCTGATCAATGAGAAAGGATTTACAAATACACATGATACCCCATCATACCGATGAGTGGTATGAATTCAGGCAGAATGGCATTGGCGGTTCTGAGATGGGGACCGTATTGGGAATAAACAAGTATGATACAGCTGTCCGGTTGTTCCACGAAAAGATTGGATCGATTGAACCCCGCAGGGAGGACAATGAGAGGATGTTTTGGGGAAGGACCAATGAGGAAAACATCGCCCGGGTGTGGCAATACTACGATGGCACTAAGGATGGATATGTGGACAACTGTACCAACAATAAGATTGTGCGAAAATGCCGAAATGTAAACGGGTATATTGTAAATCCCAAATATCCCTGGCTGTTTGGTTCCCTGGATAGGGTGATCAACATCGAAGGAGGTTTTAACATGATCACCGGAGAGCCTTTAATTATGGAGGGGATCCTTGAGTGCAAGAACATGAGTTATTGGGCAAGCCAGATGTGGGAGGACGGGATCCCGATCTATCACCTTGCACAGATTCACACTTATATGGCCATTTTGGAGACTGATTATGCCGAGATAGCGATGCTTGTCGATGGAGGGTATTTACAGGTGGAGAAGATTATGCGAGATGAGGCCCTTATTGAGAGGATCCTGAGCATATCAAAGGCTTTCTGGTACAATCGGGTGGTTCCGGGTAAAAAAGCCATAGAACAGCGTAATTTGGCCGATATGCAGGGTAATATGGCTGAGAGTGAGAGATGGGAGGCTGAGATACAGAGGGTAGAGCCTGATCCGGACGATTCTGAGGCTTATACAGAATTCATGGAAGAGAAATTTGTCAAGGAGCGTGAGGTGGTTGATGGTACACTTGAAATGTACAGCCTGGCCAAGCGTGATAATTTTCTCAGGTCCTTCCGAAACAGGATTGAAAAAGAGAGAACAGGGATTAAGAACAAATTTATACAGTTCCTGGGCAACTATGGCGCTGAGAGTGTGGATTTCGGCAAGCTGGGAGTGGTGAACTGGTCACTCAGGAAGGGATATAAGAACAGGACCTTTAATAACCGAACCAAAGAGAAGCCAGACGAAGATTACATTGACAGGGAATTTGAAAAACTAAATCACAATTTCTAAGCTATGGACTCAGAAGAGTGGAAAGAGTTTAAAAAGAAAGGGAAGGAGATCCGGAGAGGCAGGCAGCAACGCCACAGCAAGGCGATACTGAAATTCGCCCTGGATCATGGATTGTCTCATAAGCACATCCAGGAATGGCAGATCAGGATCTCAGATGGTAAAACCACATTAGACATCTTCCCCCAGGCAAAGAGATATCATAACCTTACCATCAACAAGCGTGGTGATTATCACAATTTACACGGCTTTTTGAAATCAATATTCAAATGAGACCAGAAAGGGCGGCAGGCAAGATAATCCTTGATATGCTTGATCTTGGCATCATTAAGGAAGATGACCAGGAGACTGTTTATAGGTTTCTAATTTTTGCCTATGGTGCCGGCTTTGATGAAGGGAGATCGCAGAACAGGAAGCGAAAACCCGTCATGCAATGTGATCACACAACCGGCAAGCCCATCAAGTTATTTGATAGTATTACAGAAGCATCGAAGAGGACCAAGATCCCTTATAGCACCATCACAGAGGCCCTTTCACCAAGAAAACGTACAGGGGGCGGGTATATTTGGAAATTCATCAACAAAGAGGACTATGGCAAGAGTGCAAACAGTAGTAAAAGTGATGGAACCGGTCATTGATGACCAGGGAAACTTGCTTGATAAAAACGGGGATATTATTGACCCCTCCAAGAAAACAAAGAAGGACCAGGAGCCAGACATGGAAGAGGTATTTTATTACCTCCTTCATTGGGGCCTGACATACGAGATCCTGATCGACCATCAACAGAGATATCCGGTTTCGTATACGGTGGCCATCTGCCAGCATATAAAATCCGGAGTAATAAAAACATTCATTCCACAGGAGATAACCGTAATAGGAAAGGAGCAAAGATGAGTTTCTACGATATTGACTTTACCGTACCAGGGAACCCCAAAGCATTAAAGAGGCACCGATCCTTCCAGAAAGGGAAATTCAAGGGAACCTATGATCCCTCACAGAATGACAAGGCTGACTTCTTGGCCGTGTGTATGAAGAATAAGCCAGAGGTTCCATTCGATGAGCCACTCCATGTGTCAATCACCTTCTGCTTCGCCAGGCCAAAGAACCATTACAGGACAGGGGCGAACGCTCACTTGCTGAGGGATGTGGCACCCAAGTATCACATCGGAACGCCTGACCTGGATAATCTGGAAAAGTTTGTGGCCGACTCGTTAAACGGAACTTTTTGGAAAGATGACTCACGGATATGTAGTAATGCCAATGAGAAGATCTACGGTGAGCAAGGATACATTAGGATAAGAATCGCACGTATCAATCAAATCAAATAGCTATGAACACAATCCACTATTCAGAGAGAAAGCAGGCAATCATTGATTTTAATAACTCACTTAAAGACAGTAACGATGGGGAAAACACAGAAAAATGAGTTCAACATTTCAGGGAAAGTTGTTTGGGTCGGGATGCCCATATTCATCAGCGACAAGACAAAAAAGAGAATTTTAATCCTTGAGGTTTGGGTGTTTGGTAAGTACAGAAGGGAAGTTCAGTTCAATTTTATGAACGAGAACATGGATCTCCTTAACAACATCCGGCCTAACGACTGGGTAAATGTTGATTGGTTTATCAATAGCAACAAACAGGTGCAAAGCGATGGTAAGCCAAGATGGTACACTAACCTTGAGGCCACCACTTGTGTAAAACAGGATTAACATGGATATTCAAGGAGAAATAAGATTTGACGGGCCTGACTATGATCCTGAGTTGGATAAGGTTAGGCTTACAGGCCAGATACTCCGGGTATTTGACTGTATGAAGGATTCCAGGTGGCGTACCCTCTCCGAGATAGAAGAAATCACCGGGGATCCCCAGGCATCCATAAGCGCCCAGCTCCGCCATTTAAGAAAAGAAAGGTTTGGCGGGAACACCCTCAACAAAAGGCGAAGGGGAGACAGGACCCAGGGCTTATTTGAGTATCAGCTGATCATCACACAGACGAGGCTATGAGTTCAGGAGAAAAGATCAAGTTGGAAAAGGCTATGAACATAGCAAGGCGCTTCCTGGCCCTGATTGAGCCATTCACTCAGAAATGTGAAATTGCCGGCAGTGTGCGGAGGCTGAACAAAGAGGTGGGAGATATTGAGATTGTCTGTATCGAAAACCCCTTTAACAGCCTTGACAATCTCTTCCATGACAAATATCCCGGGCTGGTAGTCAATGGCCCCAGGCTAAAGCGGTTTAAGTATCCAAATGACAAGGTGCAGATAGAACTTTACATCGCACAGCCACATGACTACGGTAGGATCCTGGCTATCCGGACAGGATCTTCGGCATACAGTCATATCAAATTGGCTATCACATGGAACAGGCGCGGTTGGTGTGGTACTGCTGATGGATTGAGGCGCAAGTCTGAATGTGAGAAGAAAGGATCCCAATGGAAACTCAAACCTGAATACAAAAAGCTGGGATGCACGAAGCCACCTCATTTTAACACGGAGTATGATTTTTTCAATTTCCTGGGAATACCCTGGATACCTCCTGAGCAGAGAAACTGGACAAGTAAACATAACGAGTTAAACTATTAAATTTATGGAACAAAAAGGATTAGTAAAAGCATCGATGAACCTCCCGGGGTTTGTTCAAAACGCTTATGAAAGCGTTGAGGCTATGGAGAAATTCTCTCAGCTGCTTCTGGATAGTAAATTATGCCCTGATCATTTCTATGAAAAGACCCAGGATGATAAAGGGAAAACCGTCCCCGACTATACAAAAGGTAAGACAGCCGCTGTTATGATGGTGCTGTTGCAGGGCCATCAGCTGAATTTACCCCCGTTAACGGCTTTACAGCACGTTATTCCGGTCAATGGCCTGCTGAGTATCAAAGGAGACGCTGCAAAGACCCTAATCTTCAACTCAGGCAAGCTGGAACCTGGAACCTGGAAAGAAACAGTCTCAGGATCTCTGAGCGATGGAACCTATGAGTGTACTATCACCGCCAAAAGATCCGACACCCAGGAAGAGATGAGCCGTACCTTCAGCGTCACACATGCCAAGAGAGCAGGCTTATGGATCGATGAGGCGAAGATCAGGGGCCAGGACGGGTGGAAGTACCAAAAGAGTGCTTGGTACAAATATCCGGAACGTATGATAGCTTATCGGGCATTGGGCTTTCTGGCCAGGGATTTGTTTCCCGATGTGTTGAGTGGTATATACACCACAGAGGAGGCTATTGATATGCCTGTTGACACCACCACTATTGTACCAACAGAATCAGGTGCTGATATTGTTATTCCTGACAAAGAGTTCAATCAGTCCAGGAGTGGTAGCCTCACAAAGAAAGCAGCTGAGGCTATTGACAAAAGGAATGGCCCGGTTGATCCTCCACCGCCACCAGCAAGCGATGATGTGATGCCTGATGATCACCAAGTAAAGCAGAGCCACATACAACATGAGGATGAGGGTGAGGATGAGGTTAAAAGGGAATCAATACCAACAATGCTCAATGGTACAGTAGGGTTTATCCCTGTCTATAACGAAGATGAATTGAAAGAAATGGATGCCCTTACAGAACTGAATCCATTGATCGAACATGATTCCCTTATGGTAAAAGCCAGGGATGTTGATCCCGGGAAGAACACCAATAAGAAGTTGAGAAATATCATCCTAACTCATTATGCAGGAGATGTTGTCAACCTGATTGCGAAGTTTGACCAGGAGTTTCAGGATCCTTTGGCAGGAAAAGTGCCCGATCCTCCCGATCCGGAGGTTGAACAGGAAGATGCAGACATGGAGCAGCAGGAATATGAAGCTGTTGTCCAGGATGAGATGGCCGAGGATGAGCATGGTTCTGATAACATTGAACCCAACACTGAGTTTGATGCTACTGCCCCTGACGATGATCCCCAGGTTGAGGGAAACCAGTTTGATATTGTGATCCCGGACCTGGTAGATGGGAAGCGCAGTTTTGATGAGGTCAAAACCCTTTACGAAGAACTTGCCAACAAAGCAGGGGTTGATAACAATGCCTATGACACCCTTGTAAAGACTAAGTTTCCACAGTTTCAGAAGTACAGGGTGAAGGAGGATTTCTGCTACATGGCTGAGACATCCGAAATCAATCTATTGCTTAACAGTATTTGATTTCATATATTTGAAATCGAACTCTTACTGAAATCAATTAATTAGGGTGACGGGCCGGGATGGTTGGTCACCCTTCTTTTTTAAAGCCAACAACGATGGAAGAGCTTAAAACAAGTAACGAATGGTGGCACGAACATGAGTTGAGACCGGTTATGAGGATCCTGGATCCCGATGGATGGGACCGAAAGAATATGCACTTTTCCTGGTACAATGAACTAATCAACAAAACTGAGTTTGAATCCAGGTTAGCCAAATCAACGCTGGCACCTCTCAAAGAAAAGCTACGAAATGAATAACGTACACATTTTTGAAAAGCCAGGGATGGGACAGCACCTGGCCCAGTCCGCTATCTTTAAACAGATCTGGATGCTATCCGATAAGAAATCATTTGTCTCCGGACTGTACCTCCGAGATTTTATGAAAACAGAGCTTGCGTACAACTGCTTTGCTCATGTCCTGGCCAAAGGAATGAACCAATACCCCCATTTTAAGTATTATGCCCGTAACATAGTGCTTTTAACGCCCGGAGAACACGCTTTACTAGACCAGGGTACAGAAGAAGCGCGAATATCTTACGCATTAGACGTTAAATCAGCTAATTGGCAGCGTTTATACGATCTAAGGGATGAGTTGAAGGAGGAATACAAGAAGGTTTTCCCAACTAGGAGAGGACTGATCATTGGCTACAAGTACAGTCCGGAAGAGGTCGTGGCGAAGGTGGGCTTGCTTAACAAGAAGTATTTTGAATCGCTGATCAAGGACAAAAAAAAGGGGCGTTAAGCCCCCCTTCCCTATTCTTTTTCTTTTTCTTTTGGTCGCTTCAAGAGAATAAACCCTGCTGGCGTTTCGGGACGGTCTTTGTCCAAGTGAAGGTTTACCGCAAGTTTTCTGAAGTTATCCCAAAACGATCCTTTGGTGTATAATTTTCCGGTTGAAACCCTTCGGAAATCATAACCCAAGTACGTGGAATGGAATTTGTAATAATCACTGCTTTCTTTTTTCATAGTATTGATTTTTAAGTGTTATTGATTTGGTGCGATCCGCACCGTGTAATAATCCTCATTTACATCGAACTCAGGGTCCAGGTGCTTACAGATGTATAGCAGTTCGTAAATAGTTAGGCCCAGGGCCTTTTTGAGGCTTGCATTCTTTACCTCTCGAAAAAGATTACATTTTTCAATGAAATGCTGCTTGTCCTCACCTGCCAATACACTGACCCTATCATGCCATTGCTGCCGTTTAACGACACCAATGAATAGTCCTGGTCTAATTTCGTGTTCCATATCTCTGAATGTAAAGTTTCGGCCTATTACCCCTGGGGTGCAACGTGATGTCCATATTTGCAAAGTTTGACCTGACCCCTTTATTGATAGGTCTGTAACGATTTATGCTCCTAATGGTCCTCTTTGGGGCCTCTATGGAGCGAATTACTGCTTTCCTGATACGCTGTTTCATAGTTTGAAGTGTTTAAGGTGAAAAAAGCAGGGAGAGGAACCAACACAACCCCCTCCCCGCTACGGGATCACTAAGTATGTGACACCGTTGTTCGCATAAATTGAGCCAAGTAGTTGATGATGCCCTGAATCAGATCATTTTCAAAATCATCTTCAGCGCCTGCCTTTCTCACAGCCCAATAGTCAATGAGGTTCTGAATATTAGGAGCAAGGAAAAGCTGATACCTTTGATCCTTAAAATCCAGCCATGCCTCAATTGGCCTGTAAACGACTAACCCTACCATATTCATCGGGCGAACATTAGCGACCAGGAGGGCGGGGACATCGTTTTGAGCGAGGGCTTTGAGAAACTTGCTCATGTGTTCAGCCTTCATGTCAAAGAGATAATCAAGTATCTTCATATCATCTCCATCAACCTTAATAGCGTTTTGTAGTGGTAGTTTTATGTCACCGAACATCTGCATATCGGTTACAATTTATTAAATAATGCTGAGAACAACTCATCAGCAGCTATTCCTACAAGGTCGGCAGCGTAGCTTTGAACATACCTTATTGCCTGCTCTGGCCCATATTCCACGTATTGCTTCTTCACTCTCTTCATAAAATCAAGGTATTGGTCATAGAATATCATTTCTGCCTGTATGCCGTTGATATACTCCTGTTCATGTTTCGTTATCTCATCCATTTTTGCGTTTTTTTTGGTTGTGGTATATTCTCCCATTCTTCACCACTTTCTCCTTGTGATGCCTTTTCCTGAACTTGTCAGCAGGGATCATAAAGATGGTGTCCCCTGCTATGAACTGCCGATACTGATCATCGTTCAGAATCTTGCGAATGGTCCTGTTTGTTATCATCTCTCCGGTGGGCTTCCCCTCCCGGTATATCTCCCACTTGCCGATGTTTGGAAGGTGCTGTTCAGCTAGGTATATCCTTACCATCATAACTGGTATACTTTGAAGTTGAGGTATTCGTTACTGAACTGTTCAGCCACCTGTCCAAGCATGACCTCTAACAGCACATCGGTAAGCATATACTTGATGCCGTTGGCTTCAACTACAATTAAGAGAGTGTTGTTCGTTTGAGTGCCATCCACTGCTATGCGGATATCTTCTGATCTAACCTCAGCCCATTTAACGGGCCGAGGGTTGCTTATTTCCGTATGCCTCTTTGCAGAGTGCCATTTTATCTTGAATGTTTTCATCCCTTGTGAAATTGAGGTAAGTTACGAACGAAGCTGTCGCTGTTGCTTTGATGGGAGATGAGCATATCCCTCCATGCGCCAAAGGCGTTTTGCTGATCCTTAGTGCGGAGGCCATGCTTGCCGAAAAGGGCATTTATATAGGTCTCAGCGTCCAAACCCTCCTCAAGGTATACATCATCCCCACTGCGGTATGAAAAGCCCGTAATGGCCCCGAAAATGCCCAATGCTTTAAGGTGGCTGACTCGCACCTTGAGCCATCCGTGATAGGGATCACCGTAGAAATGGTGTGGGGTCGTGCGAAGCCTTTTCTTGGTGGCTTCGTTCTGTTCGATAAGGGCAACCATGTCTAGTTGCCCTGTACCTTTCATCTGTTCATCTGTGAATAGTGTCATACTATCTCAATGTTTATCATGGTGAATTGCTCTGTCCATTCGCTGTCACAGTCTGAGCAATCTACACGCCTCCATGCTATCAGATTGTCAGCCTCAAAAGGGTGTGCTACTATATGCTCTGAGTTACACATGGGACACCTGTTCCCATTTGATTCTTCGTACTTTTCAAATGCTGTCATGCTTTCTTGGTTTTGGTTTTTGATGCTTTCTTGATCTTGGGTATATTCTGTTCAACAAGTTTCACAATATGCTTGTGGTGCTTGGATTTCTTGTTCTGAAGTCCCCTGCTCTGTGCCACAGTGAAATCCGTTAGAGATACCTCAACGGTTTCTAGCCTCTGACCGTTCAGCTTGGCTGATAGGATAAGGGATTCCTCTTTCTTGTGGTAGGATGTGACGCAATGGTGCATGGACTCACCTTCCTCGTAAAACTCTTTCACATTTTTTAGCGGAGCAATACACAATTCCCCCTGCTTGAATTTGAGGTTAAGGTAGGCTTGCTTGGCTTTCTGATAGTTGATCTCCGCCTGTTCCAAATCCTTCTTCTCCTTCTCATATCTCCGCTTGGCCTCAAGGCGGTTGCGCCTGTCAATGATGCGTTGATGCTCTGTGGTGAAATCCTCCAAGCAAATCAGCTTGGGGTTGAGTATGTCCATGCCTAAATACTCCAAAGCCCTCAGATGATCGAACCAATCTGACGGGTGAGTTATGGTGTAGTGGTGGCGGATGGCGATCTTGATGGAGGGCCAATACTCATTGACATATCTCTCATTCCTTGACCAACCTTTCCAGATAGCTATTTGCTTGGCCTTAACCAATGTTTCAAATTTGGGTTTCGTGAGGATCAACTCACAGAACCAAGAAGGATTGAAATCATGAAATGACCGACTAAAGCCATTTCGCTTGATCACCTTGAGAAGTTTCAGGTTCGGGAACCAAAATTGAGGATAGATGTAGTATTTGTCGGCTCCCGCTCTTACCTCTATTTGTGAGGTCCACTGCCATCTCTCCCCTCCGCCCCATCCGAAGCTATTCCACAACAGGGAACAGATAACTACCTTTCCCTCCTTGCTGATCCAATGGTTTGTAGTCTCAGCGATCCAATACATAGGCTTCTTACCTACCTTGCAATTCTTCTTGGCATAGAAATACCTGAACACCTGAAAGCCACCTATAACAGTGGCTATACCTATATATCCATCTTGCATATCTGTCCTTACCCTGGGAGTAGGTAGGGGCTTGAGTGTGGCTCCACAGCTAGGGCAGGTATCGTCAAGCAGGGCATTGGCTAGGGGGCTTTTCATATCATTCTCCCATTTATGCGTACACTCAAGGCAGGTAGAATGATGTTTTGTGCGGTAGATATGCTTCTTGAACATCTTCTCATAAGCATAATCCATCTGATCCTCGGTTAGAGGGGGAAGTTCACCCAATAGTGAGTGAACCTCCTTCTGTATCAATGTCTTTGGCTTCATGGCTTAAAATAGTGTCGGTTCAACGGGCGGTTCTTTCTTCTTGGCTTTGGCCTGTGCCTCCCCTGCCTTTTCAACGGATGTCTTTGGCTCTGGCTTCTTCTTCCTTCTGGCCTTGTCCTTTGTCTCCCTCACAATCTCATCAAAAGCCTTTTGCTTGGCTTTCTCCTTTTCCTCATCGGTAAGTTCAACGGTTCGGTTGATAACTACTTTTGCCTTGATCTCCTTCCCTTCCTTTGCTTCGGGGTTCTCATAATACTGCCTTGCCATGTCGTATACCTCAGCGTCAGCGAAGCCGTTTATTCCGCTTTTCTGCACTTGGTTAAGGATGTATGTCACACAGCCCTTCAAAGTCTTATTTTGGGCTTTATATGCCTTGCTGAAATCCTCATCGACCTCGGCTAGTTCGTCAAGTCTCTGCTTGATTATCTCTTGAAATTGATCAGTTGCTTTCATGTCTCTACGATTTGATAATTACCTGTGAGTATGAGCCACTGTACACGATTGTTATATGTGGCATAGTGGCTTTGAAGATAAGCGTCAATACTTGATCTATCGGCAAGATCGGGATTGCTCCCGACCTTGCATATAGTGAATGTACGCTTCATTCCTTTGGGTATGACTGTATAGTGTCTCATGTCAACAGCCCTTCATCTGCGAGTGAGTAGTGAGTTTCTGCTGTCACAATCACATGATCAAGCAGTTTAATCTCCAACGTATCACAGGCTTGTTTCAGCTTCTCGGTAATCTTAACATCTGCATCGCTTGGCACAGAGTTACCGGAAGGGTGATTGTGGCTGACGATGATGGAGGAAGCGAGGCAGTCCAATGATTTCTTGAGGATGATACGGGTATCAATGACTGTACCACTTAGCCCTCCTTGGCTGATCTTGTAACGGCCTAGCACAGTGTTAGCCCTGTTCAGGCAGATGAGCCAAAATTCCTCATGTTGTAGGTGGCCTATTAACGGCCTCATCATTTCAGCCACGTTCTGACTGTTTTTGATCTTTCCAAGGGGCTTATCATATTCAACGGTCCTTCGGCCTAGTTCAATGGCCGCATGGATCGCAACCGCTTTCTTTTCGCTGATCCCTTGAATGTTCACCAATTGCTCAATGGAGTAAGTGGCTAGGGTGTTGAGGCTGTTGTCCGCATTAGCGTACAAATGGCGGGCTACCTCCGAGGCGTTTTTCATGCCATTGAGAAGGGTGGCCAGTAGTTCGGTGTTCGTGAGCGATCTAGCCCCATTATTTGCTAACTTGATAGCAGGTTGATCCTCAACGCACCATGTTGATTCCTGATTGTGACGGTATGCAACCGCCTGAGTGTTTGAATGTTTCATTACTTTGTGTGTTGGTTTGACAATAAATACTGCGTGTATATGGGGGTGAAGATAAGGCAAAGGAATGAAAAAAGCAAAATAAAATAGCAAAAAGATTTGTTTATTCGATTTATTTGACTTAGTATTGAAGTGTCAAACCAATAAAACCAACACGAAATGACAAACAAAGTATTTAAAACAATCGTTAAACTCCTGTTGATCATTGGCTTTATCATGGCCATACACAATAAAATGACATGGGAGGACAGCATCAAAAACCCTGCTAATCAACCGTATGTTGTTGAGGTAGCGTTCAATCTAGGCATTGAACCGCATGAAGTAACACAAGCACAATTTAACCGCAGATACAAATAGACATGAAAAAGACAAAGAGAGAGTACAT